TTGCGACAAGCGGGGCGAAACACTTATCGTAAATTTCGGGTTATTGCAGCCCCGCCTGCGCAAATATTTTACCGTTAGTAGCAAGCGGGCGGACGTGCTTCGATTGAAGTTCAGGATAGAAAAAAGTATTAAAAATTTTCCCTCCCTCTTTGTCTGCTCCGCAGCCATTAGATTTTTGATAACCATTGTTCATATACTTGTTTTGCTATTTGTGCAGTCATTACAGGTGGAACACTCATTCCAATTAAGTAATTATATTGCACCTTGTAAAAATTATAATCTAAAGGATATGAGCCAATACAACAGCTTTCAAATTTATTAGGCTTTCTATATTCATCAAATAAATACATCACATCTGAATTGCTTGTGTAAGTCATTGGCACAATATCCTGATAAAGATATTTATTTGTAAAGCATCTTTCTACTCCTTCGGTTCTTTTGATAGTATCACAAAAACTTTCATCACCTTGTTTTCTGTTATTCCAGTATTCAAACATTTTACCTTTTGAAGCGGGTCTATCATCAACTCCTTTTTGGTAAAATTCTCCAAATGTAATTTTAGGTTCTTTAAAATCTAAATTCAATTCAGGTGCTTGGGTAAACAAATCTTTTTGGTGCATAAACTTATCACATAAATCATTTCTTAATGCTATAAAAAACACTCTTTCTCTACGTTGTGGCACTCCAACATCAGAAGCATCTACAAGCCAATGTTGAACATTATACCCAGCTTTTGCAAATTCTCTATAAATCTGAATTACATATTGCTTTGCTTCTCCAATTAATAGACCTTTTACATTTTCAGCTATTACAACTTTTGGCTGTAATTCTTTTGCCAAATCAATAAAATCAAAAAACAACGTATCTAAAACTTGCATTGCTTGTCCTTCTCTAAATTGCTTTTCTTCTCCCCAGTCTTTTTCTCTATTACCTGCCATTGAAAAGCTACTACAAGGTGGCGAACCATCCAAAATATCTAATTTGTATAATTCATCAGGTAAATCAGTTCTTAATTTAAAGGTCTGTATAGGCTCTAAATAAGCATATTTTGGGTTGTGATTAACTTTGTATGCTTCAATCATTTTAGGGTCAATTTCATTGCATCCTAATACATCAAATCCAGCTAATTTATAGCCCATAGTTGAACCACCGCCACAAGCAAAGCAGCTAAATACTTTTCCTTTGTCTTTTGTAAATACTGCATCCTTCAAAGTCCATTTGTAAGGGAAGTTATGTTTGGTTTTTTCAAAACCATTTTTGCCATCACACATTTTTAATACTTTTTTCTTTAGTTCTTCGATTGAAGTTTAGTGCTGAAAATCCCGCCAGCTACTAACACGGGTTTGGCGCAATTTTCCCACCGCACAAGCCGACACACAACTGCGCCAAGCCCGAAACAGTTAGGTGCAATGCTATGACACCACACCTTCGGACAACTCCTTTACAAGTCTATTTTGTTCTTCCAATTCATCAGCAACTTGACGTAAGTTTTCAATTAAATTGACATCAACCAAACCTTTTAAGTTTGTAACGTCAACTGTAAATTGAGTGTCGTAATCTTTACAAGTCAACTCAATAATTTTTGAAGGAGTTGTCCTTGAATTTCCATAATGTTTGATAAGTATTTCCATTTTATTTGAAATTGTGAGAATCACTGCACCTAACAACGGTTTTGCAATAGCCGCCTGACAATTCTCGGTTAATAATTAAAATACTCTTTGGCGGCCATCGCAAAGCCGAGAACCATTGGCAACCTTTGAGCGCACCAATTCTAATTGAGCATCTTCAACTTGTGTCTTCCAATCATTCGCATTATTTATATCTGCCCATCCGAATGGAGAAAATCTTGCTTTTACAATCGGTTGTTTAAAGCCAAAATCATCTTCAAGCATCTTTATTGTTTTGTCAAGCAAGTATTGTATGCTCTCTCCGTATTCTTCTCCTTTGGCTTTAAAAACCTTAGCCATACAGTCAGCCACAAGTTCGTCAAACTGCTCCTGTGTATATTCTTTTTCGTGAGTTAAAGTGTAGCTTGGTGCTTCTTCGTAACTCCAGTAACCTACTTCATAGTAATTCATAATCATTTCGTTTAGGTTGCCAAAAAATAAACTTAACATCGGCTATGATGCAAGTAAAATTTTGGCTTGTTTATTTTTTTTCATTTGTAAAATTTTCCCTGACACATAGCCATAAGTGCTAAACAACCAGAAACTTATTGCTTATCCCAAACGAACCTTCATAAATTTCATCTGCAATTAGATGTATTTCTTTTACTACGCGATCTTTTGAAAAGCCATAATCAGCTTTGTCGAGTAAGGCGGTTAATTTGTTTTCCGCATCAGTTGGGTCTTTAGCAATTACCCAATAAATTCCTATTCCATTTACAAGTTTGTAAAGTTTTAATTTTCTTTCTACCATTTTACTATTGTTTTAATTATTAGATAAGAAAGCGACTTCAAATCCCTTTCGTTTCTTATTGCCACCGTTAGCAGCAACGGTAGAAACGCTCCACTAATTCGCATATTTCTTCTTGCATACCTATTGTTAATCGTATGTCACCCATCCCTAAATGGTAGTCTTTATTAAATCTTAATTGCTCAAAGCATTTCTGTATATCCCATTCGGTTTTTATTTCCCTGTATGTTGCTTCGGCTCTTCGCCGATGCAAACTGCCGCCAATAACACTCTTGGCACTATTGGCGTTTTTCTGCTTAGTTGATGCTTTTGTTTTCATGTTGATGGTTTTGTTACTTTCATCGTTGAAAATTTAATTGTTACAAATAAATAGTAAGTAAGCAATTGCGGAAAGCACCAGGATGTAAAGCCAAAAAATAATTTTACCGGAGTAATTTTTCGCCGGCATCATTTCATCATCGCGCTTTTCTGAGGCTGCGTATGTATCAATTTCGTCTGGCGTGAGTTGGTTTGGATTCTTCATAGCGTTGCGTTGGTTTTTAAAAGTTCGAGTTTTATTAAAACAAGATCCGTGACGGTATCCTTGTCCATTGTTAGGGACCATACGATGTTTTGCCACAAAATGAAATCCTCTCTTAAGAGGCCCCGCTCTACATTGTCGCCTTCTGTGACTTCAACAGAAGCGCAGCATAGCTCAGGAATGTGCTTGATGGTGATTCCGATTGCTTTCATGATTGTTCGGATTTTTTACGTGCGTGATAAATAAATGGGTGCGGTTGGTAAGGCTTGCCATGTAGGTCTGTTTTCCCCTTCAGGCTGCGTTGTAATACATTCACCTGTATGCAATGCTTCATTTTTAGGTGCGGCTGCTCCCTGAGCCTTTCTGTGCGTTTTAGGTCAAGCACGTAATCCTTATGGTTGCAGCGAATGATTATGGGTAATGATGTTCTACTTAAAGTTCTCATAGTGGTAAGTTGCAGTTGTTCGGATGCTGCTCCCCGTTGCTTGTGAATTAATTGGTTAATAACTCCGTCCAGGAAACTGCGCATTGTAGTTGTCCTCGTCCTGTGCGGATTCATAGAATGACTGCAAGTCAGGCTGCCCGCAAGCGTGGTGCATCGCTTCTTTCTTGGCGGGCCAGTAAACGATTTCTTCACCTTTACGGATGGTCTTTCCGCACTTCGCGCAAGTGCTGTTGAACTTGGAGTAAGTTACTCTCGGATCATTTTTGTACTGTGGCATAGTGGTAAATGGTTTTTAAAATTGGTTTAAAATTAAAAATTAAAATTACAAACAATTATGGAAAGATGCGCATCCATTTGATAGCTAAAGCAGAAATACTATTCGATTGGATATTACCGTATGAAACATCATCAGAATTAAGCAAATTCTTCCTGTCTTTTAAACATCCATCAAATACTCTTAGTCTGAAATCATTGCTGAAAGTTGTTTCCGGATGTACTCGCACCCAACAATTGGGGAATTTGTATGAGTTGATTATCTCTACTTTGACCTTTTGCCCTATCGCTTCCGTGATCGCTTTCTTTAGCGAGGAATTGAATTGTCGGGCATTACTTGTGATTAGATTCATAGTGTTATGGTTTTAAAATTGGTTAGTGAATTAATACGTTGCTTCCCTGATTGCTTCCTCTGCAAACTGCATGGCTGTGGTGTGCAGTTGCACATTGATTGTCACCTTTTCAGGATTGCGCCCCTCGCTGTGCGTTGCTTCCATAAACATCTCCAGTGCTGCAAGTAGTTTCGGTGCTGCTGCCATCACTTTGGCGTTTGCTTCTGCTTCCTCCATTGGAATACTTCTGGAGTACTGATAAACAAGTGCAAGATATTTGTCACTGACTTCATCATAAATCTCGAAGTCATTTACAACCCTGTGTACCTTCCAGTTACCTGCCGTGTATTTCACTTCCGGTTCACTGACTGCACTCTGCTTTTCTTCCGGATCAGGACGATCTTCGATCAGTAGATTTTCTTCGTCAATCAGTTGTTGCGCCTGCTCATCAGTAGTAACGTCACTGATTGTTACGTGCTTGCTGTTGCCTATGTAGGTATGCAGCACTTTGTTTTCGTCAATGTAATAGCTTGTGATTTTCATGGTAGTGGTTTTAAGTGTTGGTGAATGTATGATTCGCATGTGCATAGGAAATTAAACTTTCCGTTGGTGCCCCTGTACATATAGCCCATTGAAGCTAACCAGGATCGGTCGGTTTCATCATTGATTAATTCCTCCACAATGTTGTGCCTGTGGCGCACCAGGTGGTTTATTAGCTGATTACGGAGCGCATTATCAGCTGCCCGCATCTTTGCCTTGTCAAGCAATCCGGATTTCCCGGATAATTCCTTCAGGTGCTTATTAAATTCTTTGTTTGTCATGGCGGTTAGGATTTAGAGTCGTTAACAATTTCTCCATTTTCAACATTGCGCAAAAACACATTTGAAGCGCATCGGCATATAAATGGACGTACAGTATAGGCTGTCCCGCACATTAAGCATATCGCTTTTATCTTGTGGTCATTACTGCCGTCCTTTAAAACGTCAATTGCAATATCCCTGTAATCAACTTCTTTTCCTCCCATTAGGGTAACTTCGTTTCGTAATGTCATGGTAGTGGTTAGTTTAAGGTTTCGGATCCAATGAAAAAATGTTGCAACATCATATAATGCTTGTAGAAGTCGTTGCGTCCTTCCATCGTGTCGATAAGATCTTGTGCCGTCTGTATTGCATGTATGACGGTGGAATGATCGTATGGCTTTAAGGGACACAATGCAATCCCTATCTCCTCCAGCGTTAACGCTGTGTACTTCCGTAAGAAGTGCATCGCATGGTAGCGGGCAAATAGCTGTGCCGTTTCCCTGCTCCTGCTTTCCGGTAACTTATCAGCATTGGTGATTAGCTGCCGTCCTGTGATATGCTGCACTGTCGTAACAATGTGCTTGGCTTTTTTTACTTCCGGGAGAAATTTTCCCAATTCCTCCAACGGATTCCGTTTTGTTTTCATAGTGTGTTATTTTTGGTTAGGAGCAGGAAGCATACAATCGCTCCCTGCTTTCGGATATTCAACCCATCATCAGCTAACCTTAATCGCCCCATGCGTAATTTTCGCGTCCCAGCTTTTGATTGGCTGTTTCCCTTGCAAAATCTGCCCTCCAACTTGCGTTGATACTCATTCCATTGGATTTAGGCGTTTCTTCCTTTGCTTCTGCATAAACGGGGTGCCCCGCTTTACGCAATGCCTGGATTGATTGCTCGTCCCATTTAGCCGGTATGCTCTCACATTGAAGCGCATATTCGAAGCTCGGCGTGGTTTCTTCTTCATCATCGTCTGGTTCAACATAAAAAATGTTCAGCTCGTAATATGTCCCAAATTCGTGGGCGTTCTCCATGATAAAGAACTCGGCTCCATCGGGCGGTGCGCCATGTTCTCGGATCAGCTGCTCCATAAGCGCCTGACATTCCAAAGTAGCCAGCGCCTTATCTCCTCCGGCTCGTATCGTTTCCTCGTCATTCGGTGCTGCTGCGAGGTTCAAATAATTCCTGCGTGATCCGCATTGTCTTGTCGCTGAAAAAAAATCCATTGTTTTCATAGTGGTTATTTTTGGTTAGGAGCAGGAAGCATACAATCACTCCCTGCTTTCGGATAATCAATCCATCATCAGCTAACCTATTTCAATGTCCTCGCTACTTATTTTAATGTTGGTGTTCTTCACGTAAGCAACAAAACGAAAGATTCCCCTTTCCGTAACCTGTATATATTCCGCTTCTGTATTCATTTCATTGCCGATATGCTCAAGTTCATCATCCGTCAATGGTTCTACTTCGATCCTTCCGCTATTGCCATTATACGGATTTACGGTGTTGATGTCCACACATCCTTCCGTAAAATCGTCTTCCTGTATTTCGCTGTCATGAAGGTAGTACGCATCCTGATTCCAGATATTGATACTGTAAACCCGTGAAAGATTACCCTCCTTTCCCTGTTTTAGCAAATCGTGGGCTGCTTTCACCTGCTCCATGAGTTCTTCTGTCTTACGGAAGTAAATGAGTGGGCATTCATTCCAATAATCATCATTACTCATTGCAGTAACAATGAAGCAATCGCTTTTCTTCTGCTCTTTGAATTGCAGTAACTTGTTTGTGGTTTTCATAGTGTTGATCCCTGTGGTTTTATCAGGTGTGGTGCGGGTGTGTAACGAACACATTCGATCCTCTCTCCCGCACCGGTACTCTTTACATCAATCCTTCATCCGCAAAGCTGAAATAATTTGCATCTCCAATTATCAAGTGGTCATGTACGGATATGTCCATGAAAACGGCACCAGATTTCACCTTCTTCGTTAATTCCAAATCCGGTGTTGAGGGCTTCAGATTTCCGCTCGGGTGGTTGTGCGCAAGTATTAACCCTGTTGATTGATCCTGTAAGCAATGCCGTAGTATTACTCGCGGATCGGCTACGGTTCCTGTTAATCCTCCCAACGATATGACGTGAGTATTGATTACCTTGTTTGCCCTGTTCAATGTCAATATCATAAACTGCTCTACTTGCATATCTACCATGTGCGGATAAAGAATGTCGTATGCTTCCCTACTGCTTGTTATCTTCGGCAATTCCTTAACTGGTGCCAATGTCCTGCGCCTTCCGAGCTCTCCAACTGCTACTATTAATCTCGCCATTCTCGGCGTTATCCCCTTTACTCCCAATCCCATAATGTCTTGCGCTGTACTCTTAAACAATGCGTTAAGGTTATTGTTAAAATGCTCGAGTAATGCCGTAGTCAATTGTGCCGCTATTTGCGGATTGTCCCCGATTATCATACTCAATAGCTCCCGATCTGTTAGCGAGTGTTTGCCCTTCGCCTGCAACTTATAATGTGGCAGATCTTCTTCTGCCCATGTGCATTTATTGCGCACTTTGGCAGGTTGTGTTACAGGTGTACCTAAATCTTGGATTTCGGTATGTAAGGAATTCGTGTTGTCGTTCATAGTGGTTTGTGGTTTTTAAAAAATTGGTTAGTTATTAATCGTTAAATTGCTTCTATCACGTCCTTCCCTAACTGCTCATCAAAATACTCCAGCCTGTTGCCATAACCGTCACCTATGTAAAAGTCATCAGGGTGACCGTTCATAGTTTTTCCATCACTCCATGTCAGCCCAATTAAATGTCCGTTGGTTAAGCATTCAATGTACCAGTCATCTAACCGGCTGTCGTGGGAAACTACATAATTACCCTGTTTCCAATGCACTGTTTTGTGTGCAAGAACTGCTTGTTTAATTGCTTCTAAGTTCATAGTTTTTTGTCGGTTTTTGCTCCCGATTTCATGCAATATACAACCAACTTTTCAACATTGTTCCCGCTATCTCAATTTTATTTGCAATACCTGCACAACTTACTGATTATCAGTAGAATAATTTTATTAAGAAAATTGAATTATACTATCACGTTTGTTAAAATTGCTGATAAGGTTTTGGCAAAACTGCGCAAAGGATTGGATTGAGCAATCTCCTGTTGGAGAAAGAATAGCAAGTCTTTTACTCGGATTTTCTGGACTGGCTGAAAATCTGATGGCAGGACTGAACATGAGCAGGTTAACGCAATCGGATTGGTCATGTGTGAACTGTTGCCGTGTCCATCTGGCCGTTGTTGGTCGTGTCGAATTGCTATCGTGTTGGCGTGTCCTGCTTGCGTGGTTGCATCATCAGTAATTAGGTCGTGCTATCTATCAGGTCGTTGGCAGATCGTTCGTCTATGGTCACGTTTTGGAGGGTGTTATCATGTCTGAAGGTCGGAATGTGCAGGATCGGTGAGCAGCACATGACGAAAGTCACATGACGAAAGTCATCAGCTCTGCCCATTGGATTGGTCGCTTCGGATTGCATCAAGGCAAAGGATCAGGCCGCTCGGTAGTTCCAGTCGTTGACTGGTCGGTTCCGCCTGTACGTTTTCGTGTCGGTCGTGTTGGCCTGTGTGTTTAGCGCTATTGGCTGCAAAAGTTCGCAGCAAAGAGGGGGGGGAGCCGTCCGCGCCCCTGGTCGCCGCGCCGCCGGGGGGGGTTACCCTCTCTGCGCCGTGTCTTTCAATTTTGTAAAAATTTTAGGCGGGGGTATGGTTTGATTGTTTGGGTTGTTAAAAGTGACAGTATGGCAGGAAAATAGTTCTATTATTGATTAATCAACAGAGTGCTACGAGGCTTACTGGCGTGGTATTGCAGGGGAAAGTGTGATATAAAAAACGTACTATGCGGTACAAATAAAATGTACTATGCGATACCTTTTTTATGTACTGCTAATAAAAAAGGAGTATAATTGTGCTGACAAAATCGCCAAATGGGAGGAAAGAAGCGTAAGATATTCACGCATACGACGATGGATTTAGGTACTGGCGAGGTACTAAGCCAGAGCATAAAGACGGTAGAGCAGGTAAGGGAGGAGCGGTTCATAATGATGAAGACTCACAATGTTGAATGGATGAAAGTATTTAATAAAGTTGGGCCGAAGAGCATGTATGTACTAATTTTTTTGATATCGCGTGGTTTTGTAGAATTTTCGACCGGGATAATAAACTTTACGAAGTGGCAAAGGGATAAGGTTCGGGAGAATGGGCTGATGATGGATGATCGGTCGTTGTGGTCCAGAATGCGTGAATTGGTAAGTGGTGGGGTGTTGGTGAAGGTAAATAGTAGTACGTACAGGGTATCACAAATATTTTTTCATTATGGTAAAGCGACAAAGTGGATCGAGGTTACAGAGCGCAAACGTGAATGGCAGGCGGATCAGGGTAATACGTCGTCGGGTGTCGATAGACCGGGTGAACCGGAAGGTTGAGTTGTACCGATATGTTGATTTGTGGGATCGTCTGAGCAAATGTTCACTGGTATCGTTGCGGGTATTGCTGTATGTGTTGATGAATCGTTGCGATAAGGATGGTATCTTTACGATACATAAGGCAGATCGGGTTGAATGGGAGAGTGGATTAGGGATGCATTATCGGTCAATCCAGGGGTCAATACGGAAGTTGGTTAAGGGTGATGTTATCATCAAGTTAGGACAAGGTGTTTACGGGGTTGATGATAAGGATTTTGCGATAAAGCTATCAGTATGGGAAAGGAATCCGGCGTGAATGTTCGCTTAATGTATTGGGGTTTGCAGTGTGGCAAGATTCATCTATGTTGGTGGAGTAAGTTGCGCTGCAGGCCATGTTTTGAACTTCGATTTTTTTAACCGATTACTAAAACAAATTTTATGGCAAAGCAAAAAATGGAATCTCCCAGGTTGGAGATATGGAAGAACAAGAGTAAGAAGTACGGATATCGCCTGATTGGGCGCAATGGAGAGAATATTATGGGTAATCCGCAGGGGTGGAGCCGGATTGCGGGGGTAGTAAAAAACGTAATCTCAATCTACCGGGTAGGCGGTGACGATGTTGTGTTCAAGCGGAACATGACCGGTGAAATTGCGGGGGTATTCACTTTCATGAGCGGCAATGAATTGAATATATATTGGGTGCCGGCACCTGGAACGAAGAAAAAGTAATTCCATGGCAAAGTCAAATACGTTTCACGGGAAACAAATTTCAAACCGGATTAGCCGAAAGCCGTCTGAAATAGTGCCTACTGGCGAACTTGTTTCAATGAGAGAAATTAAAGCACGTCGATCCGGAATGAAAGGTGGAATTGCGATTGCAGTATCACATGAGGATATTAAGCAGCAATGGGTGCGTAAAACTGGCCATGTCTTGCAAAAGTTTGATCGTCATCGTTAATTATTACTTTCGTAGTATGGCAAAGAAGAAAAAGAAGAAGAAAAAAGCAATGTATTGATGTATCAGGATCCGCTGCTTGAAATGCTGAAGTATCAGTTAGAGATTCAGAACAATCTCCGTATGTTCATGGGTGGAATACCCTGGCAGCGGTTTTTAATGATAACTGAGAAGCGAAAGGTCATCTATTTTGAAATAAGCCTAAACTGATCTGTATGTTTTATCAATTCAATCAGACGCTTGGATTTTCGCTATTCAAAGATGCCATATCGCTTGTTCCGGCATTTGAGCGGATAATGAAGAATAAGGCGTATGGAGAAGAAGCAATGAAATGGATGCTTGCCATTTATGATGTTCGAAGCCCATATCAGTCAAAATATCATAATGAACGGGACCGTATAGAGGCCGTCAACATGGACAAGTTCCGGAAGAAGCATATTGCATGGGAAAAGGATCCGGTGATACTTGATGCCATTGAAAAATTAAGGGATCACTTTTATGATTCTGATTTTATACAGGTGCAGGTTTATGACGAACAGATTTATCTGCAAACAATTAGGATGAAGGAAAGTAAGGACGTTGAAACCATAACTGACATTGGCAAATCGCTAAAAGCGCTGAATGAGCTTCGTAGAGAGGCTCTTGAAAATCTGAAACAGAGTATATCGGATGGAGTTTTTGATAATATCGTGTATAAAAAGAACCGAAAACCGAGTATGTTGACGGTTGTTATGGAAGAGCAAAAGGTAGCAGAACGTAACGCGGCACCAGCGGCAGAATGAAACCATGCTTAAAATATAGCCCTGTCATAGCTGATCCGCCGCCGCCGATGCGAGAGGACAGTAAGGAATATCAAAGCTATTGGAGAGAGGAAATCAGGCGATGCCAGGAAGGGTACAAGCCACCTGACGGCGTATGGATCCCTGGAAGCTATTACCGGCATTTGAATCACAGGCCTATTAAAAGGCGGCGGTATAAAGAATTCGATCCTGGTCCATATTCAAAAAAGAAAATTATCAGTTATGCGTTGTACCGAGATCTTGATCATGAATTGCACCAAAAGATATATGAGCTTCGAAAAGAAAGCAAACGTATTGGCGCAATACTATTAAAAGGTCGTCGCAAGGGTGCATCGGATGATATCACGTCTATTGTTGAGCACGAGTTATTGTTCAATACAGAGGCCGAATGTTTTTATGCCACTCCTGATTTGGAGGCCCTTTCAAAAATCAAAGAGAAGTTTGCCACGGCATTGAGCACTGTCAATCCACAAATGACACAACCATTTACCGTTGAAAATGTAGATGCCCGAAAATTGGGGATGGAAGTAGATTCACCGTGGGGCAAGCGCACACTTGGATCTGAGTCTATTCTTTACACTTCTCAGATACCGAAGCCTTCAATATGGAAAGGAGGCGCTTTCAGTCTTGGGGTAACGGATGAAATCGGGACATTTGGAAAGAAGGTTACCATGTCAGCCTATTGGGGTGACACAAAGGATTGTTTTGTGGAAGGTGATGTGATAATTGGGTTTCACATTTTTCTTGGTACGGTGGACCAGATCAGCTATTCGAAAAACACGGATCTTGAAAACTACTGGTCTTTTGCGGAAGCGTTCAATTTTGAACAGATATTGATACCTGCACAGATGCAGTATGGTGACTATTGGGATATTGAAACAGGTATAAGCGATCAGGAAGGAGCATTAAAAAAGATAATGGCCGTCCGTGCTCCGTTGATGGAAATGGACGACAAGACTTCTTACTATAAAGAAGTTCAGAATAATCCAACCAATAAAGGCGAGTTGTTCCTGCTTACGATGAATTCAAAGGTGGATGTTAAGGCGATTAATGATCAGATTGAGCGAATTGCTATAAATCCGCAGTTGAAGGCAATAGCGAAAACCGGTTCATTGACATGGGAACGAGAATCAATAGGAAGGGAGTACCGGTTTACCGGCCGTGTTTTTTTTATAGAACAACCAGGTGGTTTGTGGGTAAAGACATATGATCCTATCAATCATCTTTATCCGGATGCGGACATAACAGCTGTTGATGATTATTTTAAGGATGAGGCGCCTGAGTCGGACTCTGAAGGTGGAATCGTTGTATGGCGCCGGTTTATTAACAACAATGAGATAGGTCGTATTCCGATACTTACTTACCTTGGAAGGCCGCCAAAACTTGATGATTTTCATGATGAAGCATTGAAGGCTGCAGTTTACACGCAATCTCGAGCTGCAGTAGAGTTTCATAACAAAATGCTCAAAGAGTATTTTTTGAAATCAAAGAAGGTGAATGGACGTGATTACCTTAAGATCTTCCCCAGAGTAAACGGTAAGGTTGTATCAGAAGCAGATGCATACGGTTATAACATCAAGGACCAGAAAGAGCTTATTGCAGAACGGTTGAAGTTATGGACACAATCTCCGCATATTGAAAATTGTTTTGACATACGTTTCTTAAAAAACATAGCTTTGTTTGGCAAAGCCAATAGTGATCTGGGGAGCGCCGCAGGTGTTGCATTGTGTTATGAAGAAGATATGTCTGGCGTACCAATCAAAAAAGAAGGGGATGAAGAAGATAAAAAAGAGTCTATTCTTGGAGTTCATTACAGTTTTAATGATATGGGAATACCGATGCAAGTCTCTACCAGGTCGCAAGGCGAACGGAAGCTGTTTCGGAAGATGTCATGGATGAATACTCAAAACAAAGCGTCATGATCGCAGATCTTACAGTACCAACAACAGATGAAGAGCGCCAGAAATGGGCAGTTGATATTACTAATACAGTAAGCAAGTATTCATCATCAAAAGGATGGAATGATACAAGGTTTAACTACCAAAAGAACTTTGATCGTTTTCTCGGCAATGTTGACCTTAGTGAACTGAAGTATTTGACACATACATATGGGGATGATAAGCCAAAGCCATTTACGGCAGCCAGTTATCCATTGCTTGAGCCGCTGATACAAAGGTTAGTAGGTGAACATACATCAAGACCTGTCCCATTCAGCGTACTTCGAGTGAATAAAAATGCTTATTCGAGCAAGATGAATCTGATGGGAAGGATTGCTGCCGAAAAGGTATTGGAGCCAATATGGGCCGAAGCGGAATCAATTATTGGGATGAAACTTCCGATTGATAAAAAGATGGACGTTATTCCTGAGCAGTTTAAATCCATGCCGAACAAAAGTATCCGGGATTATCTGGAAATTAATCTTAAGTATGGATTGAACTATCTGTATTATCGGTATGGATTTCAAGATGAGTTAGCAAAATGCCTATATGATATTCTTATTAATGGCGATGTAATGGGAAAGGTTGATATCATCAACGATGATCCGATTATCAGCCATATTCCTATACAGAATTGCATTTTTCAACGTGGCGAAGGCAGTTATATATTTGATACTATTCATCGCAGATCACCATTTATGGGAAAAGATGTGTTGATGCCGTTAAGTGAAATATTGCACAGGTATGGCTATCGTCTTAATACCAAGCAAAGGAAACAACTACTGGATGATCAGCGTTCTCTTGCAGATGGAACGCAAACTATCCAGGATTGGAATGGCAAATATGGAGATTGCGTTACAAATATTAATGGAACATTATTCTATCGTGTTATTGACATTGAGGTTAAGGCACATAGTGAGAAGCAATTTCTTGCTATGCCATATGAGCCAGATAATGATAAAGTGTACAACAATAAGACGATTGATGAGATTTGGGAATTGGTAAAGATTTCTAAGGATATTGTATTAAAGCCATTACGCCGTCGCAATCAGATTCCCATGCAGGGTAATCATATGGATTTGCAATATTCTTATTTTGGCATGTTAAGCCGACATTCATTTTATAATCGTGCTTATCCTGTTCAGAAGTTGTATAGCAACTGCATGATGACACTTGATTTTTTACTTGCGCAATCAGGTGGAAAGGCAACAAGATATGCATCTGAAAGAAAACCGGATAACATGGAATTGGAGGATGTTGCTTATTCAGCAAAGGTTTTAGGTTTTGTTGTTGAGCAGATCCGCGCCGGTGACATACCAGGCAGATCAGTATCTGGCGGTGAAGTAGATTATGGACCAAGTGCTTCTATTCAATACATTATTGCATTATCAACTATGCTTACGCAGACAGCGGAACGCATGACAGGTGTTCCTTCCGCACGAAGTGGCCAGGCGGCCTCAACCTCACCGGTAGGTACAGTACAAAGCAATCTAATTCAAAGCTCGTACATGACAAAGCCGGTTTTTGATGTTATGAGCACTTTTACCGAAACCGGATTACAGCGTTGTGCTGATCTGATTAGGTATCTATGGTCACCGGGTGATACAAAGAGTTATATCGGTGGTGATGGAATGCCTCACGTATTTCAGGTATCTAATGATTTTGAACTTTGTGAAGCTGGTATATACCTGCAATCATCAACCAAGGTTAACCAGGAAAAAGAGTACATTATGGGATGGATGGAGAAAACCCTTGCTACGGATGCAACCATGATTCTTGAACTGGTGAAAACTTATAATGCAGAAAGTGGTGCTGAAGCGGAAGTGATATTAGAGCATGCGGTTAATATTATCAGGCAGACTCAGAATAAAATCGAGCAGTCTAAAATTGCCGTTATGGAGCAAGGTAATCAGATTGCCGCACATGCAAACCGGCTAAAAGAGGAAGAGTTGTTCATTAAGAGAACGGTTCCGCTCGAAGTAGCGAAGACACAAAAAGCGGGATCTGAAAATGTTGCACTTATCAATAAAGAAGCGAAGTTGAATGAATCGGTGGAAGATCGTATTTTGCAAAACAATCAGCATTTACAGGAAATGGAACTGGCCGATAAGCAGGAAATGGCGGCATTCAGTCAACCTGCAGCGCAACCGCAAGGAGCATGATTAATTAACATCATAAAATAAATAGCATGGAAGAAATGTACAGCGACGTGGTTCGCAGAATTGAACAACAGTTTGGAGTAAAGTCTGATCGTCTGGATCATCACACATACGGTTATTTGTATGATCTGTGGTTTGCAGAATTGAAAGCTACACGAAAGGTAAAGTACATCATTGAAGTTGGTTGCAATGAATACGGCGGTGGGTGCTTGCTATCACTCGCTGAATATTTTCCGGATGCTATTGTAACTGGTGTTGATAATCGAACTGATCGTTTCATTGATGCGGTACTTGATCATGGCCGAATCATGCTCATTCCTACCGATGCATATAAAGTTGAATGGCTGAATCAGATAAAGAATGTTGAATTTGATTTGATCATTGATGATGCATCGCACGAGAAAAAAGATCAATTGCAATTGCTCAATAATCTGGCTCGCATGGTTGCTCCTGAAGGTCTGTACATCATCGAAGACGTTGCTCCTGCACATTGGAAAGGCCATCTGAATATTTTCCCGCTTGGAGATTTTAATGTTGAATTATTTGATATGTCAAGTGAGCGCGTGTATGACAATGCGCTGATAAAAATAACCAGACAAAAAAATAAAGCAAGTATCACAAAGGGACATGCAGGGCAGATCAAAACAATTGCTATTACCCTATCTGAGCGTCCCGAAGAACGTGCCCGACTGGAACAACACTTGAACGAGCGGGGCGTAAGCAATGTGCATTACATGAATGGTATCAATGCAGAAGTGTTCGGGTTAAAAACTGAACACACCTATGAATATGATAATCCTGGCACGGACTACCATATTGGGGCCAAGGACGTTGGCAATGTGATGTCACACTACATGGCGTGGACCGTTGCGGCTGCGTTGCCGCATGATTTATTTCTGATTGTGGAAGGTGACGTGATACTGGTAGAAGATTGGTATGCCAGAATAATTGAGGCGCTTAATGATGCGGATGACGTAATGCCGGATTGGGATATCATGTATGTAGGAAGTTGTCATTGCCTCGGAAAGCCAAAAACAAGACTGAAAGGTGATTTGTGGGATGTTAAATATCCTCTTTGCACACATGCATATTTACTCACGCGAAAGGCCGTAAAATATTTGATTATGTCACAACGTGATGTTTACGCAGCCATTGACTGTGCGCTCATGCAAAGGTCGCTGCCTTACATGAAAGTGCTGACCGTCCTTCCCAGGATTGCTGATCAGGTGAAATGGAATGATACTTCGGATGCTGCTTTAAAATGGTAACATGGCTGACAACAGAAAACATAAGTTGCTGCAGGATGAAATCTCCCGGATTCTGGAAAGTTACAAGACTGCCCCTGAACTCAGCAGGGTAGTAAATGTACATGGTGCATTCATGCACTATTCGCGGGACATTATAAAACGTGCGGTCGCACTGGCACAGAATGAAGATGATTACATGATCGTCATGCGCCGGTTGGAAGAAGAAACCTGGCTGACAAAGTCACATGCATCAAAATATGTTTCCGTCAAGAGCCTGCTCGATCAATATGGATGGGACCGGAAGCCGATAAAGGTTGACAGTTCTAAACTGATTCAGTCGTACATGGTAGGTGATCAGGAAATAAAAGTCACTAATTGGTTCAATGGATCCGTGTGCCGGTATAGTAATCGATTGTATATGGCCTACCGTGTAGATGCAATGCCGTGGACGGTAAATACCCGCATTGCGATGTGTGAGATTGATATGGATTCGTGGCAACCAATACCGGGAACGAATTGGCTGCTTGACCTTCCTTACTGCGATTCCTTTGCGGAAGATCCCAGGTTATTCATTTATCAGGGAGGGCTGCATCTGTCCTATGCTGATGGTTGTGCAATTGGGTTGTGTATTGTTTATCCGGAGGACAGGCTTGTTGCAATGGCAAGGTTTCTTGACAAGCCGAACCGTCGAAGGATGGAAAAAAACTGGACATTCTTCGAGAAGAATGATGAACTGTACACCGTATATTCAGTTGCTCCCCATGTGGTATATAAAGTCAATGGCACAAAACTCACGGAAGTTTGCCGGCACGATCATCCTGCTCCTGATTGGTGGCGTTGGGGCTTCGGCAATGACATTGGAGGCGGGACATGCCCTGTTCTTTATGGTGGTCGTTATTATTCTTTCTTTCATTCACGCATTCAATATCCTGAGCACTTGCGAGGTCAGATTCACCGGCAGTATCACATGGGTTGTTATGTATATGATGCTGAAACATTCAAGGTCATTGCATTATCAAAAGAGCCGTTAATGTCTGGACCATATATTGATCCGGATATTCCACATGGAGGGAATCATAATTTTAATGTATTTCCGATGAGCGCAATGTTCAATTTAGAATCGTATAAATGGCGAATCACTGCCGGAATTAATGATTATGAGATCTGGCACATTGCCATAACACAACTTGAATTAGCAGAAAATCTAATTTTGTTTTAATAAAGTTTATATCTTTAACTGAAAATTAGCAAGTCATGACACCAGGGAATCAATCAAAAGATGAAGTACATGAAGATAATGACGTTATTGTCTTGGGCAAACATGATCCTGCAGAAAATACTGAAGGCAAGTTTGACATCAAAGGATGGAATGATAATCCGGATGGTGAAGAGAATGAAGAAAAAGAAAAACCTGGAGAGATTGACCTTGGAGCACAGAATAAAGTAACAGTTGAGAAAAAGGGTGAACCAAAAGTAAAAGTGCCAGGTACCGATGATGGTGCAGGAATGAATGATGATGAAGACAATGTGCTGAAGGAACTGGCAGGTACGGATGACAATGATTTTTCTCTTGATGATGATGGTGGTGCCGAAACTGAGTTAGAAAAGGAAAAATCAGATCAAAAAGATCAAAAAATTGATGCTACTGATTTGATCGGTCGCATTTCAAAAGAACTTGAGATAGGTGACGCTCAGAATCCTGAGCAACTTATCGCCTTATTAAAACAAAGGATTGTCGCTGCTGAAAATGGTGCTTCTGCTCCAACGGCAGGAATCGACGCTGTAATGAAATTACCTGAGCGTGAGCTATTAAAAACGTGGCTTGTAAAGGAGAAGGGTTGGGAAGAAAATGATGCCGAAACCTACATCGAAAAGAATGTTGATCTTTACGGTGAAGACTGGATTGGTACGCAAACTCCCGAAATATTGTCATCCCTAAAGTCTTACAGGAAACGTATCGTGGATGCTCACGTCAAACAACAAGAAGCCAAAGCAAAACTTGAATCACATTTTTCTGATGGCGTAAAGGAAGAAGTTCTGAACTTAAAAACTATGTTCGGAATCCCATTGAAGCCATTCATTGCAGAGCTTAAAGAGTTCCAGGCTATGATTAAAAATCCCGATGGAGTCGCTAAAATGCGCAACGATCCCAAATTTTTCACCGAGGCCGCCTTTGCTGCGAAATTCGGTAAGAAAATTCTCAACAAACTTCTAAGAGGTGAGAGGACGGATGGATTCAGGCGTGGGCATAAGTCGAGCTACAAGACGAATGTTGAAGAAAAGATTTTGAATAAAAGCTACAACCAAAGAATAGCTACTGAGGTTGCCACTCGTGGCACCAAAGAAGGCACCTTCGACATTAACCGGTGGAATGATCCGGAAGACGAAGGATAGTCATAGCCTTTCTTACATGGGGATGTGTATGTTAACTGCATGTATGGGTTAATTATGGACTCACAATGCCACAAATAAAAATCTTTAAGGGAACGTATGATCCGGACGGAATAACAGCGATGAATTCGCTTTACGCCAATCATACTATTTACCCGGAAATTGCGATGGACCTGCTGATGACGCAGCCGCAATATTCCCTCACCAACATTACCGCACCATTCACTGAAGCTGATGTAGAAGGTATTGGTGACAAGAAGTTTGAGTTTCCTGTTATGGGACGAAAGGATCGTCCGCTTACCATGACAGATACCGCCCCGATCGGTGATGGCGCTGGTGACAGCATCATCTACGTGGAGGTCGAAGAAGATTACGCCCGTCCTACATGGGAATATAAAGTCGGTACTGCATTGCTTCGTGCAAATGACTACGGTGTGAAAACCGTGAAAGGGTACCGCGTTCCGTTCAAACTGATGTCCGGTGATCCAACCGATACCATCGACAGTTCTGAGTTTTATGGAGGCCGTCGCATGGGTAAGGTCGCAAACTCCAACACGGAGTACAGCGAAAAAGGATATGGAGCACAGAACTTTATGGACTGGATGGCTAACTGGACAACTATCTCCCGTTCTGCCAAAACAGTAACCGGTGATGCAGCGTCCTCAATCCTCTGGATTCAAAAAGGTAACGGTCCGAAAGCCGCTAAGATGTGGATGATTGGATCTACTCCGCAGGAATTCATGGATCAATTCGGTTCTCAGGACGGTGGTTTTTTATGGGAACTTGAAAAGGATGCATGGTTTGGTAAAACAACCATGAGCACTGACGGATTCTCTCAGAAGACCGATAAGGATTCCAAAAAGATCATCCGTGGTAACGGCTTCCTTGAGCAAATTAGCGCATCTATGACGGATGAGTTTGCAAAAGGAACGCTGACACGCGATAAGCTGCTGAATTTTATCCGCGACTTCAAAATCTCCGCAGGTATCAACGGTGGAAAAATTACCGTACATACCGGTGCCGGCGGAGTGGCTGAATGGTACAGGCTGCTTGCAAATGATTATCTCCATAATGGAAACCGTGGTATTGTTTACACGATGGATTCCGGAAGGAAAGTGATCGTTGGTGAGGATATTGTTACGGTTCACCTGTTGAACTGCGATATCACCGTATTCGAAAATCCGGTACTTACCGATCCTCTGAACAACGATACCGATGATGAAGGATTATCGCTGCTTGGCCAATCCTACTTCTTTGTGGACGGCAACATGAGTGTGAGCGACACCGGTAAGCAGATTCCTACGCTGCAGCGTAAGGTGAAGAAGGCAAACGGCATTGACCGTCGCCTGATTTGCAAAATCGTTGACGGTATGGTAAATCCGATCGATCCGATGAAGATTTTTTCATCCAACGCCCGTGACGGTTACTCTGCTGAATGGCTTTCCGAAGGTATGACGGTGTTACGCAAAATTAATGGCGTGGCAGCGTGGTACTGCGTAGGTTAATTTTCAATTTGTTTATTCACTAACCCTTTTTTAAAAAAATCATCATGGCTGAAACAGCAACAAAAACAGGAGGAAGCAAGACCAAAGCCCTGGCAGCATCCTCTACTTCAGATGTAATCTGGATCAAGTGGTTTAAAAGCCACAATAATAAGGTGACGGCTGGCGATCAGCGTTTCCGTGCTTACAAGGATCGAAATGGTACCATGCGGATACTTATAGATCCCAGGACAAATGAGCCGAAATCATTTACCGTTTTTGCCTATAAGGATTATAAGTTGGACACCTCTGTAAACGAAAAAGGTGAGCCAAGGAATCCGTGGCATAAGGCAGTATATGAATTTTTAATCGGTGATACTAAGCCTGGAGGACCATGGTTGGGGCATGACCGGTTAAATCCAAAGCGGAAATTGCTTTACATGGTTAATGCTACCGAAGAAGCGAAAAAGAATACTCTTAATCGCCAGCAGCTTCGTAAAATGGAGGTCACTATTGAGGAAATGGAACCGGATCGGCTATTGCTATTCGGTTATCTATTTGGCGCTTCCGGAAAAGATATGGGTTACGATGATGTGCTAAATGCACTTATCGAATTGGTTCATACCCCCGCACATACGGAAGGCATGTTATATACCTCAAAGGACGTTCAAGACAAGCTGTTGTCGTCTGATCTTGATTATCATTTGGTTGTTGCAGGCATGCTGATGAAAGGAATGTTGAAGTTTGATAACGGCGTTTATAAATACGAGAATGCCGGAATCGGGATGGATCTTGATGCCGTAGTAGTTTGGCTGAAGGATCAACCTAATATTTTTGCTTCACTGAAACCAAAGTTTTTAAAGGATGCAAACGTGGCAGCAAATAGCTGATCAAATAAATCGTAAGCTCGTTGAGTCGGCTTCGCCAATGGTAGATGATACCGAAATGGTTGGCCTGCTCAACGAAACCTACGATGAACTGTTTGAGGAATGGATTAAACTGCTGTCCGAAAAGGATGAAAGTGCGATCCAACTCCTTGCTCCGTTGTTACGTCCGGCTATTGGGATTACACTTACGGGTGTTATCTTTTACATCGATACTACCAATTTCCCGGGTGGTGCACGGTGGATTGCCAGCCTTCGTGGAAATTTTATTCAGTCATGTAGCAATACCGCAGAATCCCGAAACATCGAATTCCTTTCAATGAATGAGCGCAGCGATTTTTACAATCCGTTACGCAAGCCGGACAATGACCATCCGAAATACAGCGTATGGTATGATGCCGGCGCATCGAAAAAAAAAGTCACTATTCATTGCTACTCTGCTCCTGCCACGGTAGATGCCTTTTACTACAGGAATCCAACAGTATTGGCAACAATTACCGGATCTCCTGAGATTGGCGAAGGTGGCGACTGGAGGATTATAAAAAGGGCAGTGGATAAACAATGCGGAATAAACCTCGATGAGCGAAGGCCCATCACGCAAGCAGAAACGAATAAAGACACACAAATTCAGTTAACATAGTAAAATCATTAAAATAATGGATACAAACCCTAATAACCTGCACTGTTCTCCGGTGCAGCAATGGCCCGGAAAGCCAAAGGAGTTCATCGTCCTAAATAACGGCGATACCCTCACTTATGGCATCGAAGACGGCGTCCTCACCCTCACGGATGACCAAACGGACAAGTCGTTTCTGATCAGTTGGCCCCTGATCGATCGCATGGACAAAGTGAAAGTGCTTTGCCCTCAAACGGCTGTTGCGGAAGTTGACACCATCACCACATCGGTATTGCCACAAACATTCACCGATCGCGATGTTGCAACCTATCACGTTACGCTCAGCTGGAAGGACCTGACATCAGGTGAATGGCAGACTAAAACCTATTCGGTTGACTACCTGACATCCACAACATGGACTGAATCAACCTTCACGGATAAGTTTGTGACCAAGATCAATGCGGATCCGGACAGGATTGTTACAGCATCAAATTCCAGTAATCATCTTCGCCTGACTGCTGTAACTGCAGGACAGGACTTTTTGACGAAGGTGAACACTGCTATTCAGTCTGTAGCGATCACCACTGCCAACAGGATCAACTTCGGTCGTGGCTCTGACTTCATCGAATTCGGTGGATGGACTACCGATGACGGCATTGAAGACAGCGACAGCACTTCATACCTGGTGGTTGAGATTCCTTATTACAGCATCGACACCGGCGATCTGCCTTCCTTTAACAGGGAAAGTGGTGGAGCCGTGCTGAAAAAGCATGTGTTATGGCTCGTAATCCAGGAAGGTGGTACTGCCGAGTCAGCATCATTGGGTACAACGATCAGCACCGCACTTTGCGCGATCCTCGGTGGAACGGCTACTGCAGCCAAATACCATCAGGTGATTCACCAAGGTTGCCCTTGCTCATAATCGTTTGCCTATAGTTTAAAATGGGGCAGCTATGCAAAACATGGTTGCCCCTTTATTTCTTACTCTCAACCAGCAAGGTAATGGACACGCTTCGGGCACATACATACGACATCATCGGCATTGCAAACAAGCTCGGTGCAGTAAAGCGCCGTGAAGCAATTGATTCCAGGGAGGTAGAGAAGTGGATCAGGGAATATCGGGCAACCATTGTTACGCAGACACTGAAGCGGGACCGTAAGATGTACCTCAAGGTAAAGCAATCACTGGTACAGGATCTGGGCTGCATCTTACTGGATTGTGTTGACCAAAGTGAATGTTCCGGACTTCCAACCGGCAGTTATGTTTCAAAGGCCATCATCCCCGCACCACTGGAAATCGAAGGCGCTCTGGATTATGTGGGTGTGATCAATAAACGGAAGAAGTTTATCATCCTTGATTCACCTAATGAACTGGGTGGAAAACTCGCAGCGCCATTCTCTGAAAAGTTTGTCTTTGCATGGCGAGTGGGTACCAATGCGCTTTACGTGGCTACTCAGGACTCTGAATTATACATGGATATGTGTTATATCAATGTGCGCATGATCGTTGCGGATCCCACGACTGCATGCTACAAGAAGTCCCTTAGTTCAGCCGTATGCTGTTACGACAAGACCAATGATATCTATCCGGTAACCGATGATATGATGTCGGAAATTAAGATGCTGATTCTTTCCAGAGAGATGAATATTTCCATGCAGTTCCTAAGTGATCAGACCAATAACAACCGTGACGACAGACAGTCACAAATGCAAAAAACCGTTCGGATTGTATGAGATACCGTTCCTTAGAATCAATACTACCGCTGCTGAAGATAACTTCTGGAAGACCTGATATTGATCAGTTTTTGCCAGAACTGGCACAAATGGTTGGGATGGTTGAAACAAACCTTGGGTTATCGGAAAACGCATTGCACGGAAAAAATGCAATCAACGTCCCAGTTGAAAGAGGTCAAGCGATGCTTCCGGTTGGATTCTTTAAAGAAAACCAGATTTTGGATCTCTGCCTCGATCCTCGATTGTTCGATATGACGTGCTGCCAATGCCGGTGTTCTCCTTGTCATTGTGGTTATACATTCATACATGAGCAAGGTGGTTATTTCAGTTTCCATGATAACGTCGTTGATTGTCCGTACAAAACAGGAACTATCAGTTTTAGCTACTGGTCGCTTGAATTGGACCGTGATGGCCTTCCGATGGTGATGGAAGATCATGTTGAAGCATACATGGCCTATGTAAATACCATGTTCAAGCTCGGTGAAATGAATAGCGGACAGATTGGGGCCAATGTGTATCAAATTAATAAGCAAAACTGGGAAAGCCAGTCGCTTTATACAAGATCACGCGACAATGTACCGAAGTTCTTCAATGTTAAATTAGCATCTGACGTGACAAGTTCACCATTCAAATTTGTTCTTAGATAATGCAGCAACGTGGTAAACACATATTCACCAATACCTTTAGCAAGGGGCTCCGGATGGATCGTACACTATCTGCACAAGATCATGGAAGTTATATTTATGCGCTAAATGGAGATATTGTCTTTACCGGTGCCGGTGATGCGCAATTTACTAACGAGCGTGGCAATATTGCATTGAGCGAAATGCTTCCGGAAGGATATGTGCCAGTTGGTGGCCGGGAAATACTGGATTACTCTATCATTTTTGCCGCCAATGAAAACACGGGTTTTTCAGAGATTGGAATCGTAAAATTGGATGTGAATGGGTACACATCGACGTACACAACGATATTCAATGACGAGTTTGACCCCAATGGGGATAAGCTGGATTTCAATAATGAAAACCTGATTATTAATATTGAACCATGTATTGAATCAAAAAATATTGAGCGTGTTTATTGGAATACAAAGAATGCGGAACCTCGCTGTCTGAATCATAAGGTTGGACTTCAAAGTATCAGTGAAGAATTCACGGAAGGAGATTATACGCCTCTTGGCTCAGGTAAATATCCGTGGTTCTATTCTGTACATTCGTTGGCCTTGCAGCCAGATATGGCCGTTGGAAGAATCGTTCTTAAGGATACCACTCTTGAAGGAACACTGAAAACCGGGATGTATGAGTTTTCCTACCGGCTTATTACTCGTGACGGATATAAAACGCCGTGGACACCACTTACCAGGCATTACTTTGTCACCTTGGATCCGGAAGAACTGGAAAGCATGCACGACCGTTCGATGTATGCGTCTAATGTGGTGACAGGTGTTGGCTATCAGTTCGAGATTCAAGGTGTTGACACAAGGTTTTATCAGTTAGAAGTCGCTTATGTCTATTCTACTGACAAGGACACTACAGTTGAGGCATCTATTTTTTACAGGGAAGTTATCGATCCGGAATTAGAAGATGTGACGGTGAACTTTACCAATACGTCCGGAATACCGGTTTCGCTGCAGGAATTTAATAAATACATTGTTCCAATTCGTAGGGTTGCTGCCATCGGACAGAAGGATAACCGGTTATGGACGGGTGGTGTTAAAACATATGGCCCGTATGATTTGGATTTATCTTCAGCTACATTCGAGCCATTTATAAAAGAAATGAGTGTTGATGAATTAAAGGCTGAAACAAGTGTACCGCTTACAGATGTTGAAATTACTGATGAAGGCACCTTAACGCAACAATTGTATATTGATCGGTTATCAGCATCCAAAACGGTAAGTCTTCCTGTTATAAATGACTATCTAAATTATAAAGGAGTTCAATTTGAACATGCTTTTAGTAGCTATTGGGGTGGCGAAACATATCCTTTTGCATTGGTTGCATTAGATCTTAAGGGTAACAAATTTTACGCTAAACACATAAAGGATTACACTTTCCCAGATAGATATGATGGTACTGGTAATGAGTATCAGCTGATGAACGATACTGATACTGAAAATATCAACTTGCTTGGCTTAAAAATTAGTGGGCTTGATATCACTGATATTTTATTTGATTCTGATGGGAAATTACAAGTAAGTGCCGTCTTAATCGTTCGCTGTAAAAGGAAACCACAAATATTATGTCAGGGATTGTTATTACCTGCAGTGATAGAAAAGAATAGTGAGGATCAAGATAATTCGACGCAACCACTTCCTCTCCCGAGCAATGATTTCACGGATCCTTATTCGGTTGTGCCTGATAGTAGAATATATGGTTATGAAAGCAATTCTTTGGATATTGCTTCACGTCCTTATACTGGTATGTTCTATAGTCCAGATTTATTGTTTGAGCGAAATATTTTTGAAGGAACCTCTCAGGATGATGTTGTCTTTGATGTTGACCGTATGAATCTTGTCGCTCTTTATGGTGTTCCGGAAGCATACAAACAAGGCAGCGATATGCCCGGCGTTACTCAATTAGAAGGAAATTATCGGAAATACTATACAAAGAATGTTGTTATAGATGGGAATGCAACTTTATCCGAAAAGCTCTATGAATACGGGAAAAAATCGCGTGTTAAGAGGATGCAAACTGTATCGTTATTCAATGAGTATGATTCTTCCGGGTACGATGAAGATAATACAGACCTTAAGTTTCGCAATGATGCCAATATGGATGATATTGATGGTTCTTGTGGTAATCCGCATGCGCAGGGGGTTCGTCAGGTATGGATTCTGAAAACCAAGGACTTTAAGAATCTTACTTTTGCAGCTGCAGGGGCAGATTTAACTAATTATGCGGCATATTATGTTGCTAATTACATTGTAAAGCAGCCATCGTATTATACTGATCCAAATCAAAGTTCATTAGAGGAGCGTGTTTACATCGGAACTGGACATATTCAGCCAATTAATCAGGACGTGCTCGATGACATTAAATCAGATTACCGTTATACATGGACATTTGAGTCTGATTCCTTTTCATCAACAGCATTTACTATAACTATAAATGGTACTCCGCACACATCATCTGGCGTTACCTCTCTTTCCGAATTAACAACATGGCTTGATTCGCTTTCCCTTGGTGATTTCAGCACAACTACTACAATCATTACTGTTGAGCATCCTACGAATGTTTATAGTGATATTACATACATGGATGGAGGGGATACAATAACAATTGATGCGGTTCGTACCGGTGGTGACAGATATATTCTGAATGGAGTCGAGGTTTGGGGTGGGGATTGTTACCCTTGGCTTTTTGACTTTGTACGATTATATCCAAAGCCTGGTGATTGTACTCATGATGGCGATTGCTGGCAAGACTATGGCGTAGGTGTTATTGTTCCTCTTGAATCAAGTATGAATATAGCACTTCGAAGGGGGCGCAATTTTGCAAGTAAGGGAATTCGCAGTCAGGCCGAAGCGTGTGGTTATGAAGATCCGGAAAATTTCCCGGAAGGAATTATGGAAGGGCAACCGGAAGAATTCTATCTAAATTCCGTGGTAATGCACGAAAGCAATGTCCAGGCTTATGTTTCAATGCCATCGGAAATCAATCCTACGATCACTGATTTTGACGGCACATGGCTATACTCCTTGCTTAAGGTGCCGGGAGAATTTAATGATAACTACAGGCAGTTCCTTACAGGAAACCGTGGAAACGTGGAACTTCAGTATGGAAAGATTACCGGTCGAGGCTATTTCGGAAACAATATGTATTCAATTCAAGAAAGGGCGTTGTTTGGCTTACGAATCAATGAACTTACTGCATTATCAACGGAAGCAGGCCAAGCAATCTCGATTGGAACACCGGAAGTATGGCAAAAACCTTATCCTATCAGTACTGAATATGGGTGTATCCATCCGCATGCGATCATCCAAACGCCAAAGGCTTTTTATTATCCGGATTACTATAGCAAGTCCTTTGTTCGATTTGCTCAGGATGGCATAACGAATCTATCCGTTCGTTGCGAGATGAAGCAATGGAGTTATGACAACCTGATGTATCTTAGTTATGAAGATGTGTCAGTGGATGATGAGGCACGTCATATTGCAGGGGGTTATGATCCTGTTAGGGAGAAAATCTATTGGAGTATTTACGCAGTATCACACGGACAAGAAAAAACAAGGACCACAATCTGTTATAGTGCAGATGAGCATGTTACAAGTTTCGTTTCCATCTTTGACTGGGTTCCGTATGTTTATACTACTATAAGGGGATTGATGATGTCTGCTTCCGTAGAAACGGATGGTACTTTGGACTGGTATGTACATAACGTCGGTGAAAGGGGTAAGTACTTTGGGACTTATAGACAGACAAAAATTAAGTTCGTTCAGAATCCGCTGCCAGACGTAAATAAACTTTTTCATAATTCTTGGACGAATATCAATCCAGATGCTTATGATTTGCTAACGACAGTAAATTGGGTAACTGATACCCAAACACAAGGATTGACAATTTCAGGAGATACCAAATCCAGGTATAAAAACCTTCTATTTACTACTCCAACAATGGGCAGGAATGTAAGCGGTGAACATCTATCTGGTAAGACTATGACTACCGAGTTGATATTTACCAATGCGGATGATGCCGTGATTGCATTAACTTCACACGATCAATCTTATCAACCGATTGCTAAAATAAGATAGATATGCCACTCTTTAATGAAAATATTCCCGATTCTCAATTTGTTGTCGATCCAACATATCTGCCGGACGATAAGAAATGGATTGCTGCAATAGCCGGATTTAAACAAACTGGTGAACGTAACAACTTTGGGAAAGTCGCACGGTTTATACCTGGATTTGGAAGTAATACCCGTCATGGAATGGCGCAGCAATTCAAGGGTGACGGTTTTAATACTTTTCTTGAAAATGTGAATGACAATAAAGCATCGGATCACGCAGCTTCAATGGCAGGCGTAGGAGTACTTATAACGGCTGGTGGTGTATTATCTGAAATACTTGTTCCAGGTAATCCTTTAGGAATATCGGCAATTGGCCAAGGTGCAAAAATGACCATGTCCGGCGCTGCAGGTGCAACCAATGACGTGAATCTTTCGGACGATTGGGGCTCGTCCTTTCATCCAATGAAAAAAGGAGGCGAAATGAAACACTGGTGGGACGGCGATGAAGACCTCGCCATGATTGACAAAAAAACTGGTCGTCACGTTGGCGACATCAGCTATGGTGAACGGGTAATGAGCAAGTCCGATAACCGGAAAATGAAGGAACTCAAAGAAGAAGGCGATCCTACTGCGCTCGGCAAGTTTGTTGCGAAGGCAATGGACCGTCAACCGGATCATGAGGAAGAAAAAGGTTTGATGGAAGCGAAGAAGGGCGGTGAGCTCAGTGCTGAAAAAGCAAAGCAGATATTGAAAGACGGTACAGTTTACGGTAAACCAATATCAAAGCGACAACGTAAATTTTTCGGGTTTGTGGCCGGTGGCGGGGATCCGAAAAAGTACAAGCAGGATCCGATTGAATATGCTTCCGGTGCTACCATTATTGACATGGGGGGAGGAAGAAGCTATAATAATCCATGGGATACTGCTGAAAAGATCAGTACACAACTTGGCGGACCTGAGCAAATATTCAATGCTGCACAGTTCCTTATGGGAATGCAGGGCACAAAGGGCGATCTTCCCGAATTCAAGAAACCGGATGCTTGGTCACAATATCTATTACAGCTTCATAAGGATGCGACTATGGGCTTCACAGGAGCGGAAGCAGGTGCGATCAAAGATGCTAATGAGCGAGCACTTACGGCCGGATTAAATTTTGCGCATGAAACAAGCGGTGGTAATGGTGCTTTCAGCGTCGGTGATGCTTCACGTTTTGCCGGCGACTACATGAGTCGAGCAATGAAGTTTGCTGCGGCCAACGCGGATATGAAACGGAGGTCACAACAGGCTTATGGTAATGCGCTCCTTCAGGATGTGAGCATGGACAAAGAGAATTTCATCCGGAAGTATGAAGAGAAATTGCGTGAACAAACCGCTGCAGGCGACTTGGCAAAGACAGGATTACAAAGCATGATAAACCAGATGGACTACAGTAAAAACTATGGACCTGGTAGTATAAATGATCAATACTTGAAGTCGCTGATTGAAGTGAATAAGAAACTGAGCGGAATGGACATCAGCGCATGGTTAAAAGGATTGGTTCCGGAAGATAAGGCCGCTACTCCTGTTACTGCAGCTGCTCCGGTAATGCCAACAGTGCCGAAATTGCAATCGCCTTTTTTGCCGCCATCGTTACTTAATTCTGAAATAGAGCGTTCTCCAATTTTACCAGAAGATCCTCTTTGGTACTTAAATTACGGTAATTACAATCCACAATCACAACTGCCAACACATTAAGCCATGCCTGGAGCCGCCTTTTATAATGGATTAAACGCTTCGCCTGACTATGCAGCCAGAAGAAGAGATTCGATGGAAAACATCACCATTGCTACACGAATGCGTGATGATGCTCTCGATCAGATGAAGGAGCGGATGAAGGCAATGGGACTGGTTTCGGCACAATTAGAGGAAACGGCACAAAAGGCAAGCGAGATGCTACCTGCCGATGCTGAACGGTTCAAGGCAGCACATGAGAAGTTGATGCAACCGGTTATTGCGGAACTATCGAAGTACAACAATGACACGCACATGCTTCAGTTGATGGCTCCTGAAGTGGTATCGAAGTATAAACGGACACTGCTCGATAGTCCGGAATTGCGTGATGCAAAGGAAAACCTGAAGAACTACAACCTGGGCACCGAAGCGATCCAAAAAAGCGAATGGGTAGCGCCGGTTGAAGTGGAATATCCGGGCGGGACGAAAGAAAAGGTGCCGTGGATTGAGGCCGTTGACCTGCACAATAAGGGTGTGATCAAAAAGTTGCCGTTTTCACGTTCTCATGCCATGCCAGAAGTTAATCCGTTAAAATTCCTTTCAATCGAAATGCCTACTGCAGACGCTAAACATAAGGGATATGTAGGAAAGGAATTTCTTGTCGATGTGATGTCTGCAGAAAATCCTGCTATTCCAAGAGAGGATATTGAGCAGATGGCAGATCTGTACGATAATCCGGAAGTGAAAGGCGCTACGAAGTTTATTTGGGGAAGAATTCAATCTCACGGATCAGGCGGTGGTTATGACAGTTGGCTTGCTCAACAAAAGTATATGGACAAGTTACAATCAGTGAAATCGGTTACTGATAACCTGCACCGTGCAATGTTTGATCCTACCAATAAAACCACTTACGATCCTGCTACCGGTGCTTATAATGTAAATGTTACACCTTTTGACATCACCAAGCTCAGGAAAGGGACAGGAAAATTTGTGAACGAGGCCGTTGCTGTACAGGTAAAGAATGATCCTGCTGATCCTTCACAATCCAGATTCGTGGTGAAATATGATGATGGCACCAGCGATGCGCTGACCTTTGATGATATGGCGCAGCGCATACTGGGGGCAAGTAATGTGAATATTGGGGATTATACCAGTTTGATGGGACTGATCAACCATGATGGTACGAATATTTATAATCCAAATAAGTATGCTGCTGCAACTCCAGACATTGGATTTGGTGCCACTACTGCCGAAGAAGATCAGTCGCAATACATGACACCGGATATTCAAACAGCATTTGAGATTGCGCAGTCTGGAAAGACACCTACGCGATTCAAGCGTAAAGACATTTATTACAGTCCTGCAAGCGGCGGGAAGATAAACATAGAAGGTTGGTCAAACTATTAAAACATATCACATGCCCAATGATTTGCTCCCATTATACCAGGCCGCTTCACAAAAGTTCAATGTAGGCAGCTATGAGAATTTTCAGTCGAAGATGAAGGACCCAAAACTCCGGAAGTCCTTTTATGATGCCGCTGCCAGAGATTTCAATCTTCCTGATTATGACAAGTTCAGTTCAAAGGTTGACAGTGCGCTCCGTCTGACCAACACTGCCCCTGTTGATACAAAATCGCTCGGACCATCGGCAAACTTGGGTGATAAGTTGACCAGTACTCCTGTCGCTACACCGACGGCTACTGAAAATAAATCTTCCGTTACTTATCCGCAGAAACCGGTTAATGCGGTTGACCAGGAGCCAACGGATCAATCAATGGTTCAGAAGGCAAAACGGATGATCACCGATTACTTCGCGGGATGGGTGCCAGAAGTTCCGAAACTGAAAGTTGAAGGTGGTGAGCTTATTGGTCAATTCCCTTCCGGAAATAAGCAAATAGCAATTGCGAAAAAAACCATTACAGAGGGTGATATAGAAGATGCCGATGGAATGAGAGATAAGTTGGTTGGGTTAGGTGTGATGCATGAAGAAGTACTCAAAGCTAAAAACACAAACTTCCTAAAAGATGTTATTAATCAGCCGGCATCAAATACTTTCTATGGTCAGCAATATCGATTACCTACACAAATAGACAGCTTTCTTAAGCCACGGGCTGAGATTCTTAATAATCTCAATAAGGTGTACGCAGACACTTCATTTATTCGTCCCATTCAGTCGAAGTACGATTCTATTTTTCAAAGAGATCCAGAGTATCTTGCATTAAACAAATCATTGGAAGCGGCAATACAAAACCTTAAAGTAGAAGCCTCTAAAACATTTGATCTTTCATCACCTGAAGGAAATGCCAATGCTCAAAACTTTGTTAGACAAAAAGGTGCTGAGTTAAATCAGGTGTATAATGCCAAAATCACTGATCTATGGCAAAGTAAATATTTTACTCCCCTTAAAACAGAAATTGATGATGCATTCAATTTAAAAATTGATGCCGTAATCAGCCCATCTAAGACCATTCTCGGTGGCGATTACATACGGAAGGCGCAAAGTGCTTTCGAAAGTCCAGAATTTCAAGGAAAATCCTATGAAGAGAAAAAGAAGTTGATGGATCATGCCTGGCAAAATAAAGCAATAGAGCTTCATAATGCAGGCGTGTCGCCAGAGGATATTTTTGAAGCCAGAAAGCAATTTTATTACCATGTAGTAAGGCCGGCATATATCACTGACAAGGGTAACTTAACTACCTTTTCGCTTCGCAGCTATGCAGAACAGACATTGCCAGAAATCGATAAGCAAATAGCCGAATTAAAAAAGGAATTAAATGTAGCAAGGAATGATGGTATTGAAAAAAACGGATCGCTATCTAATGAATCCATAGATAAATACAAGGAATACAGACTATTGCTGCAGACACGGGAAAATCTCGTCAAAATTGGGACATTGCCAGAAAACTATCAGGGATGGTTTTATCAAGGTGCGATAAATAAACGAATGACCGATTTTATTCCTTTTATAAAATCTATTGCTGACATTCCAGACAACATCAATCTGTTAAGTATCAAGAATAAAGTTCGCGATGGCAAGGCCTTATCTCCTATTGAAACATTGCTGTTGCAATCAGAAACAGCAAAGAATGATATTGAAAGCCAGATTACACCGAATTACTGGTACACGGCCGGGCAAATAACAACCGGAATGTTCCCTTACATTGGTGAATTTGCAGCTACAAGTGGTGTTTATTCTTCCGCAAAAACAGTAGTAGGACAAGGTCTGCAAAAGATTGCTGCAAAAGCGGGTACAAGCATTCTTGATCTTGGAAAAATCAGCGCCGCACAAAGTGCTAAATCGGCCGGTTCGGTAATATTTGCAGAATCGGCAGCGGGACGTTCAAGCGAGGTATTGGCAAGCCTTATTGGTGGAATAGCGCAAACGGCTGCAAATCCTCAAATGTATATTAACACCACACTGGAGCGCATGCAACCGGGAATGGTAATGGCTTTTTCGCCTGACGGAACTAAATTGTTATACCAATTGGATGAATCGCAAAAGGGCAGAGGAGAAGACTTTTCTACTGCTTTTGCAAAAGCATTTGGTACTTCATGGGCTGAATTTGCTACTGAGCGAATTGGAGAGGTTGTTCCATGGATGGGTAATGCTTTCTCAAAAAAGGTGCTGAAGGATCCTGATTTTATGAAGCGACTGACTGTTGGTTACTGGTTAGCGCGTCATGGTATTGAGCCGAATGAAGCAATACAAGAGATATTTAAGCATAACCTTTCATATTCAAATATCATTGGTGAGCAATTTGAAGAATGGGTAAATAGTCCGTTATCGAATATAATTACCGGTGATCAGGGCGTTTTTGAAGGGTATAATAAAGAGTTTTTTGCTACTACTGCATTGGGAATCGGGGCGTTTGCTCCTATAGCATCAGTGGGATCATTCTTGCCAAAAGCAAAATCAACTGTTCGTTACTTCGACGTGAATCAGAATCCTGTTGCTGTGAATATAAGCAACGGAAAACTGGGACAACTGTATGCACTTCGCAATGCCGGCGTAATGTCCATCAGGGATTTCAGAAAAAAGAATCTCGGGAAATTTGCAGCGGGCGATGAAAGGATTTATGCGGAACAAGTATTAAATGCTTTTGAAACGAGGGCAACGGCTAAGAAGGTGGGTGCTCCTGGCATGAATGAGGCAGAAGTAGCAATGAAAGTGAACCGGTATAAAAATATTCCTGCGGCGCATGCTTCAGCACTACTGGCTGAATTGAATAGAAAGATAAAGGAGCAGACTAATGTAGCAGCGGGGATGCCAGAGAGTCAAACTGTTCCTATTATCGACGTAGTACCACCTGTTATTGGAATTGACATTGGTGATCCGGTAGAACATATTCCTGTAGATATTCCTTTCCCTGAAGATGATCTTGATGAGGAATTGATTGATCAACTTGAAGATATCAAAAAAGAGATCACTCCAGGTACTGAAAATAAAAACAAGGCGAAATTATCTGTTATCGGTAACAAGGAATTTATATCGGTAGAGAACATTGAATATGAGGTTAAGAAATCGAAAAGTGGCTCTATAATATTTGAAAATTCGGTTTCGGGTAAAGAAGTTGATCGAAGAAGTCCTATTTATGATAAAGTTGTTTCTGGTTACCTGGTTGAAAAATATTCAAGTACTCCTGAGCTTGATGTGTCGGATATCAATAATGAAGAAGACTATTATCACAAACTCGGATCTGAAGGCGAGAATCCATTAGAAATATTGATTGGTGCGGCCTACATGGATCAAATGGAAGGTGAGTCGTTGCAATTTAGTGATAAAGAGCGACGGATGGCTGATGCGCACATCAGTTTTAACAATGAAGATGTAAGGAGATATTTCGGATATGATCTTAGTGATTTACCTAATTGGCAGGCGCTTAGAGATAATTACTACGGTAAAAATGCAAAGGGTATAGATCAATCTGTTTCAGATCTCAATCTTAGAGAAGATTTTGATCGATTTACAGAGAAGGATTTGTGGGACTTTATGCTTAAGTATCCTAATGGTCTGGATGAATCTAAATTATTTGGGCCGTTAACATCAAGATTAGGGCAGCAATTTACGGCCATTACAGGGATACAATTTGACAGAACTCTTTTAAAAACATTCGCAGAATATCGCAAAAAAGCATCACAGATACCTTCCTCTGAGCAAGAAGATATTCTTGCATGGCTTGATGATAATCCTGATGGGACCATAGAGGAACTTACATTGGAAGTACCATTAACTGACGAAACAAAAACTCTGATCAATGAAATCACAACCGAAGAAACCAAAGACGAAATTGGACAAGAGCAGCAAGGTGGCGCTGGCGTTGCTAAAAATGAAATACAACAGCCAGAAGCCAAAGGGGAAAGTGCATTGAATGATGTAGATGTTAAAAAACAAAAAGCATTTGAAAAATTTGACGAAAAAAATATACAAGAAGATGTAAAGAAAACATCTAATATTTTAAGAAAGGTATTACCTAATAAAATAGGGGACTATGTTTTTGAAAAATTATTTAGTGTAGGAGGAAATTGGCATATAACGTATAGAAAAGAAACAGAAAGAACGAATATTCATACAGGTGAAAAATACATAGATATAGCAGATCAAAGTTTCCCTTTAGATAAAGAAGATATTTTAAATTTATCTGAAACGGATTTGCTTGCTAAAATAGAAGAATTGGCAAATAAAAATGGAATACGGGGCAAAGCCGCCTCTCAATCACCAGAAGAAAAACGAGGAGCGATTGCAGGCGGTGAAAGAAATGTCGAAGCAACCAATATCGCAGAAGGACTTTCACAAGAAGAAGTAGTTCCAGAAAGTCAACCTACTGACACAAGACAACAACTTGAAGAGTTCGGAGTGCCAAAAGAAGACGTAGGCAAAAATCCTAATGCACTTGAGGACGTTGAATACACATTAAGGAATCCAAAGAAGAATGAAATTGTTTTTGTGGATACTGACAAGATACTTGAACGGCAGTCAAAAGATCAACCGGATTATGATGTAACAAATAAAAAGAATCAGATTGGGAATAGGGTTCAAAAAGCAAAAGAGTTCATTAGTAATTATCTGAATGATAATAGATGGGTTCATCCCAAAACAGGTGAACGGACTGAAACGAAAGTTACATTTGAACCAAGCGTTGCAAGTATTAATGATGGCAAATTAGGATTTGAAGATGGCAGGCATAGAATCCTTGCAGCAAAAGAATTAGGACTTAAAAAAGTAGCCATTGAAGTTCCCAAAGATCAGGTTGAATTATTCAAAAAAGAATTTACCCCTACCACCGATAAAAAAACGAGTACGGACAATACCACCGAAGCCAAAGAGGAAGAAGTAAAACCCTCTAAGGTTGAAAAAACTGCTAAGTCCGTTATCACTCCGAATATCGTCAACTTCATGCCGGAGGCGGAACTGGAATCGCTGCAGCAAAACGAATTAAAGAGTGAGGAATCCGAGTTCTTCATCGACATGCTGGACAAACTGGACAAGTTGATTGAAGGAATGCCAGCCACTTATGAAACGGATGACCAGGAAGAAGGCGACAAAATAGTGTACCTGCACTACTTCATTGGCGGCAGGGATTGGTACATCATCGAGAAAGACAAGGGATCCAAGGATGATGCTCCGAAAGATAAGGGGAAACAGTACCAGGCGTTCGGTTATGCGAAGTTTGGCGAAGACGGCGAATGGGGCTACATCAGCATTGAGGAAATGAAGTCACTGCCGGTTGAATTGGATCTGTATTGGACACCAAAGAAGTTTTCAGAAGTGATTGCAAGCGAGAAAGAAGAAGCGCCTGAACCGGTTGATAAGAAAAAAGATGTAGAGAATTTCCCATATCGTGTTGAACTGATTATTAAAGGTGAAGGTGGTAAATGGAATGGTAACGATGCCCGTTATGCTACATGGGAAGAAGCAAATGCTGCAGGACAAAAGATTATGATGAACTGGATGGCCGCTGAGAAAATGCGGATCATTGACGGTCGTACCGAAACTGTTGCTACTGGACCTGAAGAAATTACTACTCCTGGAACGAGGGTTACATGGTCTAATTTGAAGCAATGGAATGATGCATATCTGGAACTGGATAAACGTGCACCATCAGCTAAAAGGCACAAAGATTTATACTCTCATATTGAATCATTGCCTGATAATATTATTGAAGCTGCAGGTCAAACAGAACTGGACCGTCTAAAGAATATCATATCAAGGAATGAGGTTCCAAAAGGCAATCGTGAAACTCATCCTGCAACAAGAATTAAGAATGCTATTGATCGCAGGCAAACAAAATTAAATAATAGGAAACTCAACGATCAGGAACTAAATACTATCGGTGAAGCGCTTAAGAAACGATTTGGCATCAATTACAAAACAGTTACTCAAGACGAAGCCAAAGCAATTCTAAATTCGGATCGCGATTTCTTTTTCGGCATATTGGAAGACATTGATTTATTCGATAATGTTGATCAAAACGAGGCAAAAGCATTTATCCTAAAGGTCTATCGGACAGTTGCCAATAAAGAAGAAGCACGTAAAGCATATCGAAAGTTATCATTCAAATATCATCCAGACAAGGGTGCGGATGCGTTAGAGCTGATGAAGTACCTCAATGTAGTGAATGACAACTATAACAAGGGTATTATCAGTGATAGTCATGCTCGCAGACCAGGTGATCAGGGTTCTGGAAGATCTGGTCATCAACAGCGGAATACCTATGAAGACTTCCGCAGGGATCAAGAAGAACAAATGCGTGACTGGCAGCGGCGACAGCAAGAAAGGCAACGCCAATATGAACGCGAAAGGCAGGCTGGAAAAAGTGCGCATGAAGAGCAAATGCGCCAACGTAGGGAGAAACAAAGTATTTATGACACAATCACAAAGCAAGCGCGTGAAAAGCGGGATAAGCGTAAAGAGGATGCAAGGAAAAAGCGTGATGCAGATAAAGCTACACTAAATAGCCAAAAAGAAACAATTACTCCAGGTGATTACATTGTTAAGAATAATGCAATCGACAAGGCATATACGGTTGAGATTCTTGCTGCCGATAAGGAATACATGGATGCTATCATGGACGCAACTAAGCGATACAGGATGCAGAAGTATGACGGTCCGATGCCGGCCGGATTTTATGATGATGCAACAGAAACAGCATACTTTGTAAGTGGTGTTGCCGATGAAACCACTCCAATTCACGAAGCATTCTCACATCCATTTATTCTCGCTATAGAGAAACGCAACCCGGAATTGTATGACCGGTTGCAGAAGTCTGTCCGAAAGAATAAGGAGGTTAAGGAATTTGTTGACAGCAAATATCCGAATGCCAGCGCGAGGATGAAGACGCATGAAATGATTGCCAGGGCAATTGACTTGGAAGCACGGAAACAATTGGAAGATAAATCACTGATTGATCTGATTAAAGAATTCTGGCAGGAAGTGAAGGCCGTGATGCTAAATATGTTTGGAAGAAAGTTGGTGATCGGTAAGAATGAATATAAACCGGAAGACATCAGCGCTGATACTAAAGTGGAGGATATTGTAAACTTTGTGTTGCGATCTGCTATCAAGATGGATCTGCGGCGAAGCGTAGAATCAGATATTGAAACTATTGGCTTTAATATTGGCAGGAATCGTCCACAAGATCTTTCATCGTGGATGCAAACTCAATTGTTAGGCATTGGCACCATTGACTTTAATAAGTTCAATCTTCTCTTTGAAAAGATTGGTATTCCTCCATTGAAAAAAGATGCTAATGGAAAAATTGAAAATACGGATGATTATGTACGAAGACATATTGGCGCAATTCAAACATATTTTGAAGCAGGGAAACCAACGGCATACCCACCTGTTGACATTCCATCAGAGGTTGATGCCGCAATGGATGAGTTCGGAGATCTGTTCGATGATCTGACAGATGATGGAAGCGACATCGTAAAAAATATGTTCTCGATCCCGTATGCGAGTGAGGAAAAAGAAAAACGATTCAGTTTCATTGCCAAACTAAAAGCACTCGACAGAGAACTGAGTTCCGGTGAATTGGATCCGAAAGAATTCTCCATCCGGTTGGCAAGATTGCTCGATGAAAACTTTGAGCGCAATCAGAGCAAGAGAATCAGGGACAGGAAGCGCGGTCCCGTATATGTCAAAGAGCGAATACTCAATGCACAGCGCAAAGGAGAAATAACTCAGGTAGGCGCGGAATTCGCATTATGGTTATTGAATAAAAATCCTCTTGTTGCATCTGACCTGGGCATCTCCATCGTCACCAATGACTATAAGGGAATGGCGGGGACATATTCTCCATTCAATCGACTGGTTCGCATTATCAAAAGCAATAATGATCCTTATGTGATCGTGCATGAGATATTGCACCACACCGAGCGAATGTTGTCGGATGAAGCGCAAAAGGCAATTTTTGTTGAGTGGGCAAAACAATACGATAAGCAACTTAGAAATGCTACTACAGAACGTAGAGAAGCATTACGCAACCTACATTTATCAACGATCTCTAATGATAAAGATATTCAGGATCAGGTGTTTTTGGATTTCTTGAATGGTGTACTGAATCGTGATGATTACCAATATGCCAATCCTTCTGAATTCTGGGCCATGAATGCCAGTGAGTACCTGGGCAATAGATTCATCTCCCATACTGTATGGCAGAAAATCAAAGCATACTATCAGGAATTAATTGAAGCAATCAAAAAGATTTTCGGACTGCCCAACTATCATCCCATTATCAAGGGGATGCGTGAAGTATTACGCGCTTCTGGTGAATACAAATCAAAGGAGGGACTGGTAGAAAGATTCCTGACAAGTAAGGTGCGCACCAAAGGTGCAATGAATGAGAAGGAAATCAAACTGAATGATGCAGGAATCAAGATGGTGGAAAGTGCTGTCAAAGCCGGAATGACATCGTTTGAGAGCATTGTCAATGGCATCAGGCAGAAGTTCGGTGATCAGAAAGCAGAAATGATGCTACCGTATCTGAAGAAAGCGTATGGCTCTTATGCCTATGGTGCACCAGATGAAATCTCCGATCAACTGACGGATAAAAAAATAGTTAGTAACTTTAAACTACCTGTAAAAAATGAAAACACTGAAAACATTAGTGGAGGAAGAACCCCTGGAACAAAGCCAGGAAGCGGTACAACATCTGACCTATTTAGCGGCGACCGACCAGAGTTTTCTAACATACCTGGTGAAGTACCCGATGAAACTGAGGAGATATCTCCAATGGAAACTGACACGGGCGGAACAGGTACGGACCAAGGCGTTGAAACTGGGAGCAACGGAAGCGGAAGCGGAGGAGGAGGCGAGCGTCGTACTAAGTCCGGTAGAAACATCAGAAGCAACCCTAAATCAAAATCTACTGAATCAAGCTCTGAAGAAACTGCAGATCCAATAGATCCTGCTAACAGAAACTTTGTAATAACGCAATCAACAGAGTTAGTTCCTAAAGGCGAGATGGGTAAAATCCGCGCCAATATTGAAGCTATTGAACTATTGAAGGAACTTGAAAAGGCTGACCGTAATCCAACACCAGAAGAAAAAACAATACTTGCACAGTTTACTGGATGGGGGGGATTGGCTACGGTACTGGATGTAAACAAGGCTCAGGAACGTGGGCAAACATCATGGAAAGATAAGTACCTATCCATGCACAATCAGATTGTAAAGATGCTGACACCATCAGAACTGAAATCTGCCATTGCGTCTACCACAAACGCACATTACACTTCGAAAGATATCATTAGCCATATGTGGACCATCGCAGAACGATTGGGATTCCGTGGTGGTAGGGTGCTTGAGCCGGCTGCGGGGGTAGGTCACTTCAATGGACTTATGCCTCGTAACCTTGTTCCTAACAGCAAGATGGACATGGTTGAACTGGATCTGATATCAGGACGTATTGCGACAAAATTATATCCACAGTCAAATGTGCGGGTTTCCGGATTCGAAGAAACGCGGTTGCAACCAGCGTCGTATGATCTTGCCATTAGCAATGTTCCTTTTGGACCCATCAAGGTGTATGATAAAAACTTTGAGGATTTGACGAAGTGGAATATCCACAACTATTTTATTGGTAAGAGCATGCGCATGGTGAAGCCAGGAGGACTTGGTGTATTAATCACTACATCCAATACGATGGACAGGGGGACTATTCAGGAGTTTCGTGACTACATGAATGAGCATGAGGAAGTGGATTTTATGGGGGCTATTCGGTTGCCCTGGAATGCGTTTAAAGAGAATGCGGGCACTGAAGTTACTACCGATATACTGATTTTCCGCAAACGGACTGATCAGGGTCGCACCCATCCACAAGCACAGTTATGGAGTATGGCCGTGCCACACCGTGAAACAGTAGACGATGAGGGTGATCCTTACACGCAGTTTATCAATGAGTATTTCCATGATAATCCCGAAATGATGATGGGTGAAATGCGCCTGGCACATGAAGCGGGTAGGGGTGGTCTTAATACAGCTAATGATAATACACTGGTTCCCACTTCAGATGATCTAAATGGCATGATTGAAAACGCTATTGATAAACTGCCGCAAAATATATCTAATACGACAGGTTCAGATTCATCAACCACAACAGAAGATTTGTTTTCAGAAGAGCGAGATGTAGATGGTGGCTATTATATTGATGAAAATGGTGAAATATACACTTCAGAGAATGGCGTTCGCGTGTATGTGGATTTTGAAAATGAGAGAGTAACGCTATCCGGTGGCAAATCTGTTTCGGTAGAAACGGTGTTTAAATTGTTTATTAATGTTAAACAGTTAGCAAAAAAACTGGTACAAAGTGAGCGATCAGTAAAGTTTACAGATGATGAATTGAATGAGCAACGAAGAAAATTGCGAATTGCTTACCTAAATTTTCACGAGAGGTATGGTCGGATTAACCGTAACAATAAGCTATCATTTTTAAAAGAGGACTCTGAATTTGCTATTGTTTATTCTTTGGAAAAAATCACTCAAAAAATCGAAAGAAATAAAGCCGGCAATGCTTATTATAAGTACGAAATTGCTCCAGGTGATATTCTTAGTCGTCGGGTGAATTATCCTTACGTAATACCTACCAGTGCGGAAAGCATAAGTGATGCAGTAAATATTTCGATCATTTACAAGGGGACAATCAATATTGATTATGTTGCAAAATTGCTTGATATAAATCCAGATGCCGCAAGGCAGCTTATTTTGGAGGAGCGCCTTGCTTTTGTGGACCCAATTACGGGCATGTTGATTGATCATGATGAATATATCTCAGGAAATGTACGAGAGAAATTAAAACAGGCAGAATTAGCCGCACTAACAGACGCAAATTTTGAACGTAACGTAACTTCTTTAAAAGAAGTATTGCCACCATGGGCACCAATGCATCTTATCACACCTGGAATTGGCTCAACGTGGATTCCGCTGTCTGTGTACAGCTCGTTTATGAAAGACCAGGATATTCAGGCTGATGTAACCTACAATGAGAATGTTTCAAAAAATAGATACAGTGTAAAATTCAATAAGTACAGGAGTTCTAATTCATTAGGCGAGGCAACCTGGGGATACCAAAATCCAGAAACAGGTAAAATAATTTACGATGCATCAGAAATGATGGAGAAAGCGTTAAATAATGGTGATGTAAAAGTGTATAAGATTGATCCGACTGACGCAGAAGGGAAAAGGCGAATAGTTGATCATGAAAAGACTGCTGAAGCGAGACTTAAACTGGAAGGACTGAAATCGGAATTCGAAGCATGGGTGAAACGAACTGAGAGCATTCACGATGAACTGGAGCAATCTTTTAATAATGAAGTACAGGGTTTTGTTGAATATAAATCAACGAGAGTTATAAAAAGATTTCCGGAACAATCAGAATTTATTGATGGTGAAGAATTCAAACTGCGGCAGCATCAATCCAGGGCCGCGTTCCGATCGCTGCGCCGGTCAACATACCTCGCGCATGATGTAGGTAGCGGTAAGACCTACACGCTGATTTCTATTGCAATGGAATGGAAGCGGTTGAAGTTGGCAAATAAAACTTTGATCGTTGTTCATAATCCAACATTTGAACAGTTCAATGCTTCTGCCTCAAAACTGTATCCTGGTAAACGTATCCTAATGGCAACAAAGAAGGATATGCAAAAAGAAAACAGGCAACGGTTGTTTGCATCAATTGCTTATGGTGCTTGGGATGTTGTGATTATTCCAAGAAGTTTCTTGGAAAAAATACCCAATGATCCAGATCGAGAACGGGCAATGTTACAAGCAGAAATTGCTAATCTGGAGGCGCAGAAGGCGAATATGGATAATGAAGAAAAAAAGCAATTTTCAAGGGATATAGCGAAGTTGAAAAAAAGAATGGAAAAATTGGGCGCAAAGCCTATTGCTGATAAAAAGACTCGTAGGGTGAAAGATGAAGGTCGGCAGACGTTGAGAGATCGTAGGAAGTTTGCTGAAATCAATAACCAAAAGAAGGATGCAACATTTTATTTTGAAGAGATGGGTATTGATGCGATAATTTTAGATGAAGCGGATGCGTACAAAAAAGTAGGTTTTGATACTTCTCTTCCAAATATAAGAGGCATTGATGTGCAACGATCAAATATTGCCTGGGATGCATATACGAAAACGCGGTTTATTATGCAGCAAAACGGCGGGCGTAATGTGGTAATGGCTTCCGGTACGCCGATTACAAATACAATGGCTGAAATGTGGACAGTGATGAGGTATATATCACCTGCCATGTTAAAGGAATTAGGTATTGATACTTTTGATTCCTTTGCCGCATCCTTTACGCATATCACGCAATCATTAGAGCTTACTGCTACAGGTGTTTATAAAGAATTGCCGAGAATGCGTGAGTTTATAAATCTACCTGCGCTGGTTGCTGCATTTAGAACAAATGTAGATGTAGTTACCAATGAAGATATTTTAGAGTTCAAGGAAAGTCGGCTTGTACCAAATAAAGAGGTGGAGCAAATAGTATTAGAAATGTCTTTTGCTACGAAAGAGGTTATTGATACTATTCGAAGCCTTGCGGTATGGTGGGATAATTTGCAAGGGTCTCAACAAGCTAAACTTATTTGGTTGCCCATTGTGCTTTATGGATTAGCAAAGAAAGCGGCTGTTGATGTACGGCTTCTTAATAACAAATACAAAAAGTATCCGGAAGATCCTAATAGCAAATTGAATCAGACAGCCATTCGCGCTGCTGAAGTGTATCATGAAACAACTGGCATTAAGGGAACTCAATTGATATTCTGCGATTCGATTAGATCCAGAGATTCTTCATTCAATGCTCATCAGGAAATTCGGAAAAATCTTATTGCCAATGGGGTTCTTCCTTCCGAAATAGTAATTGCAGATGATAAGTTTGATGGGTTAAGGCGAGCACTTGTCATGCAGGATATGAATGAGGGGAAGGTTAGATTTCTTATTGGCCACACGGATAAAATTGGTGTAGGTATAAATGTACAGGAAAGGGTAGTTGCCTTATGGCATGTAGATGCCCCTGATCTTCCTTCTAAAATGACACAACGTAATGGACGTGGCATAAGACAGGGAAATCTTTGCGCATTATCAATAGAGGAGGGTGGGTTTGATCGGCCAGTGATGGTTAAAGAGGTTGGCGTGAAAGATACAATGGATGCTTTGGCCTATCAACGATTAGAGATAAAAGGAAAATTTATTAATCAAGCGCTTTCCAATTTTCTTGACTGGAGCGCTCATGACGATATTGATATTTCTGATGGTGATCTTCAAAATGGAATTATGGCATCAATGCTTGCTGGCAGTTCGACTGGACTGTTATTGCGAGAAAGTCAACGGATGCTTAGGCAGCTTGAGGCAGCATATAACAACTATCGTCTTCGCGAAGGTAAACTGGCCGGCCGCGTGAAGGAACTGGAAGCGATTATACCAGCACTATATTCTCGCAAGCCATTCTTGAATGCTTTCATGGAAGATCTACCCAACTGGATGGATTTTGAAAGAACGGAAGATGGCAAGATGAAGTCATCAGATCGTAAAATCACTACTGTTACGATTGATGGTATTGTTCATAAAGAAAAATTCGGACAGGCCATTGATGAGGCGCAGGCAAAGGCAATCCAGAAGTTACATGAGAAAGGCCGTGATGCAGGTGGTAATGTGAAGGTGGTAATTAAATTTGGCGATCACATGACTGCCGTTATAACAAACCGATTTGGTGCTTGGGTTGATGGTGGTCAAACAGGAATGTTTAACGAAGAGGCTCGTGGTACTAATTATGATAAAAAAACAGAGCCCATCTTTGATACTAATGCGATTGGTAGCGAGGTACAGTTATTTTTAGGTGAACGGATGGAAGACACCTTTAATTTTAATGGAGGCATATCACTGGGCAATAGGATTTATGGCAAGGTCAAGGATATCTCATTTGACCAAGAAACGATTGATACACGGATCAGCGAGTATCAATCTGAAATTGACAAGATTAAAGGACAGATCGGGCAGCCATTTGAAAAAATGGAAGAAATGGATATGATGCAGAAGCAGATTTTAGAACTGGAAGCGCAATTATTACAGGAGGGCATAACATCCGATGGGGAAGGTGAACTTGATAGTAACTCAATGGAACTATTGGAAATCATACAAAGATTAATTGCGGATGATCGCGAAAGGGAGCAGCGAAAAGAAGAGCGGAAGCAAAGGAAAGGAAAGAAAGAATCAGATCAAGAACGTAAGCAGCGGGAAGAAGATGAAAAAATGGATGCGGATGAGCCAACTGCAAAAAGTGAAGACACCGAGGATGGTGAGGTTAAAGGATTGGGAGCCGGAACTGAAGAAGAAGAAGAAGGACCGTTCATGCAGTTTCCGGACAATTCAAAATCGGCTGGTCTTCAAGAACGCATAGACAATAGATTAAAACAATTATATGATAGCGTAGATTCAGAATTTGCGAAGATGGGTAGTGGCGGCAAAGCATACCTGCTTCCTCCAAAGTTGATCCTGAAAGGCGCTCTTAAAATTATCCGGTATAGCGTTAAGGCAGGATTCAGCGTTGCTCGTGCAATCCGAAATGCGCTCAACTACATCGAAACAACCAACTGGTACCGTGATCAGGCGAAAAGGGGTAATCCGTATAAAATGGATGATTTCATCCGGATGCTCAATGATTATGGTATAAGCTCTGCAGCGGATATTGATTCCTTAGACAGCTATCTAAAACGGATTAGGAAGTTCGTGAACAATGCTCAACCTGGTGACATGGAAACGGCATTGGATAACCTGACCAATTATATCACACAACGGGTAAAGAGTATTGGGCTCAGTGATACCAGATTGTTTCTCGATGCCATTGACAAAATCCGCAAGTCTCAGGGCAATCCTGCAAGGCTTGCTACAGCCATCACACGGTTTGAACAGGCCATTGACAAGTTTATTTACAGGGAACAGTACCGAGAAGCAATTCGCGCAAAGCGTGATGCACGGCGCAATCTGCTTAAACAACAGAAGTTTCCAGATATCCGTATGCTTGGAATGGAACTGGTGAACCTGCCCATAATAAAAAGTAGGCAACGGATACCGGTGAACTTATTGTTTAAATATCTCCAGGCAATTAATCCTTTGGCGGCAAAAGGCAGGGAGCTCCTTCCTGACGTAAACCTGATCCGTGAAGTGATCCGTGAAGTGACTGATTGGGCCAATGAGATTGAAACGGTGGAACCTGAAGAACGGGAATCGTCAGAGGCAAGGGCAAATAGAGAGGAGGCGCAACGGAATAGGTGGAGTGATTTGATTGACGAAATGAAGAATAATTTTGATCCTACCTCTATTGTGCGGCATCCGGAAATTGACAAGCAATTACAACAGAAAGTACGGGAATTCGTAAATATCGATCATCATGAACTTAAGTTCAATCAGATGAAGAACTATTACGGCGTCATGTACAATCTGTATCACAACCAACTTGTTTCCGGTCACATGGACAAGGATTGGGTGCTTCCTGCACGTAAGCAGCAGAAGGCAGCGACGGTGGTTAACATGAAGCAGGAAACGGAATTTTACTTTAAGAATATCCGGGAATTAGCAGAAGAACTGAAACGCAATCCTAAGACATTGTGGGATACGATTCTATTAAGGCCCGATCCAAATATGAAATATGACGCTCCTTTCTGGCAGCATTATATTCAGCCGATCACTACAGCCATTGAACAATTCCGGACGGACTATCAGACTGTTAAGCATCAATTGGATAAACTATACGACGCGCTTGGTACCGGTCTAAATTCCAGATCAAAGGCGGCAATGATGGTTAGGATGTGGGCATTTGCAAATCAGGTGGATCGTAACCGTCCGGATATTGATTTCAAAAAGAAACTGAATGACAGCATCGCAAACATGCGTGAGAGTTCATTCTATTCCGATGTATTTGAAATGGATTACCTGGATGCCTACAATGCATTAAAATTCACAACACCAACCGATGATACAGAAGAACGGGTAATTGATCTTCAGGCAACATGGGATTCTTTCACTCCTGCGCAAAAAGCCTTTGCAAACGGTTTGCATGACCTTGTCGAAGATCGGTTGCAACCAATCGTTCAATACCTGCAGATGTACGTGCGTGGTGAAAATGTAAACTTCATCGAGAACTACCATCCTATGACCATATTGGGAGGTGTTAACGTGGATGAAGCAAAGTTGGAGAATCAGATTGCTGCTATGGAATCTGGCGATGGGCTTCGGGATGCGATAATGAATACAAAGGCATCATCCATGTTCCAGCGTACCTATCCGAAAAAGGTATTTTACTCTTTTGCCTATCAGTCACTACTCGGAAGCATTGAAGGGACTTTGTTTGATAAACACTTGACAGAACCGATCCGTGAAGTATTTGGGGCAATGATCACCCCGACCTTTACCGATGCAATGACTTCAGACCTTGCTACTACGTTGCGCGATCAGGTAATGACTATGCTGAAGCATGAGATAGGATTTAACGAATTGTCGAAGTCAACAGGACAGAAGATTGTAGATGCATTAATCCGGTCCCTCACCGGTCAGGCGCTTGTCAGTGTAAAGCGGTTTGCGGAATATATTCCTAACTGGACCATTGCAGCTGCTTACTTGTCAAGCAATCCATATAATGCAATTAAAATCATTTATAAAAATGGCCGTGATTTCTTTTCACACTCAAGGGAATGGTTGGAACTTATGCGTAATAATGGATTCAGTATTTATCAACGGTTTAGCACACACACCGAGCTTGTTGATATGCCAGGTGGGCAATCAATGATCCTGCACAATCCGTTCCTATCACCATTGAAACACTGGAAAGAGTCGAGGACGACGATGAAGAAGTACGACCATCGTAACAGAAGTAAATTAGAAACACTTGCATTTGACACTTTCAATGCATGGCAGCACAATGCTGTTCGTAGGACAGGAGATTTGATTCAGCAACTTAGTATTGGTATAGGCGACTATCCGAGCTCCTTCCCGATATGGGTAGCTTCTTTCCGGCAATACCTAAAGGATCACGGGTACGATGAAAATATTCCGGTTCAAGATATTACCACAACATTGCCTCCGGAAGTAGTTACTGCAGCGGGGAACTATGCTGAGAAGATTGTGGACAAATCCATTGGTGTTTCAAACCGGGGAAGAGCGGCAGAAAAGGTATATAGTTTTCAGAATGAAGATGAGCGAAAAGCATGGTATGCGTATGCCATGGGGCGGTTCCGTTACTTCCTTGGAGTACTTATGTATCAACAAACGGCGTATGCTCAACGATATGCTTCTGATTTAATTTCTGGTAAAGGTGAATACGGAAGGCTTAAGTCTGCTGGAATTACCATGGGATATCTGGCAGGTAATATGGCATTTAATGTAATGTCAAAGTTGATCAGCGCATTGATTATCGGCATGGGTGGAGATCCGAAAGAGAAAAAGGCGCAATTGGAAGATCTGTACACTAAAGAGTATTGGGCAAGGAATCTGTTTTCTGCAGGATTGCAATTATTCGCACTTGGAAGGCTGCCTTACTTCAACAAAATCATTTTCAATGCATTAGCTGAAATGGCTAATAAGCGGGTAACTGAAAATCTTATAGGGCATGCATATAATTCATACCATGATGCGCTTTTATACAGTCCAAACTTCCCATTACCAACGGAATGGGCGCAGGCAAAGCAGGTGTACAATATCTTTATGCCGTTCACTACTCCGATAGATAAGCTGTACCAACCGGTGTTAGATGCAATGGATGTGGTCGGCAATGGTAATCCGGATGATGATGCGCTGGCAAAGTATAATATGGCACGGGCGGCATTGGCAATGGGTAACCTGGTAATTCAGGTTCCTTTCATTAATAAGGAGATTTTGAATACTCTGAATCAGCGGTCAATGGCAGTAAAACCATCCGACTACTCCTCTTTACATGAACAACAGTATGATATGGCTAAAGTTAAAGAAGATGCTCAAAAATTGTACGATTCACAATACAGCACAATGCCGAAAGATGAAGCCATGGATTCTATCAACTTTAAAATTGCGGATCCTGAGACACCGGAATCTGAACGATTGATACTTCAGCAAACCAAAAAGGTTGTGGAAATGCCTAAATTTCCTTTGAGTAAGCGTCAAAAGTTCATTCATAACTTGCCGGCAGAATCGAAGCCAGCATATATAAAGGAAGAATTAAGGGGCGCTACCGATGCGCAGATTAAGACTGAGCTTCAGAGTTTTAGGGATTTGAATGTTATTAGTGATTATCTTTACTTAGAATTGATGGATGCGATGTACTATTCTAAGGAGCAAAATCGTCAAGAAATGACTCCTAAAGAACAGCGTGAATATCGCTATAGGGCCAAACTAAGAGAAAATAAAAATTGATATGGCGCTCATTCCAGAATTCACGGTAACGCTCGGTTATCCGGATCAAAAGACAAACTATTTTGAAGATACTACTCCTGACTACGATGCCGATGATGAACCGGGTGGGTATGGTTCTCCTAACATTGCGAAGGAGGATGTGTTTAAAACGGTAATATCCGTTAAAGCTCCAGGCGCGGATACTTTTACGGAACTGACAGATCTCGGGTATCTTCCGTCACAAGGCCAGATTTCATTTAACTGCGACAACTACGCTCCAGAGGATGAGGAGGAAGATGAAGACGAGGATGATGTGGTTGAAGGTTGCGATGTATGTGGGGGCGAATCGGTTCTAAGTGACTGCGACGGGGTTGTGGCTTCCTGCTTCAGTGATGGCTGTTGGACATTTAAGTATGATGTTTACTCCGACGAAGAAACAGTAGCCGGCACGGTAACGGAATCTGTTTTTCTTTATAGTCAAGCGCAAGCGGCGATTACCGCTATTGGAAAGAAAATCTTCAATGGCGTTTCTCAGTGCAATGACAAGAAGTATATTGATCTGTACTATCAGACCGTAAAGGATTTTGAGAGCCTTAAGTTCGTGGCGCAAACAGATGGATGCGATTGCAACTGTGTTACAAACGGGTTGAGTTCTGTACAGAAAAAGATAATCAAACTTCAAACTGATCCGGAATGGTAGTCCCAGATATCAAAGAAATCGAGAACACGGATGCCAATGCATTAGCGTGTACCATCATAGCCAAGTTGTCGTCGGCGCACTGCAAGAAAGTGTACCGGGGAAACATCGGATTGTCACGCTTCGGACTGGAAAACAGCATTACTATTTTTCAACTGCTGATATACCTTTTGCAGCATAACGCTACTGAAGAAGAATACGAGATCTATAACTGTTACTATCAAAACCGATACTGATCCATGTCAACAACACTTCCTGCATTGGTTGTTAATAACAGGACCTGCGATACTTCGGAGGCAAAGCGGCTGCCCGCATTAAGGGTAGAGAATGACTGTTCATGTGATCCAAATAGTGAGAATGGGGCTGCGTCAATGGAGGTAACGGAGTCATATGCCTTCATCGGGTACTATTCCAGGCTACTTACCTATACTTACGATGCATCCGGATTTGAATATCCGTTTACCTATTGGGTTGTGGTGGATAACAATATCGAGTTGGTTGCGGAGGATGTTGCAGATGAAGAAGAATTATTGGATGCCCTGAATGCCATGGGGCTTGGAACCTGGTCGGTGGACGATAATCATATATTTACCGTACAGGCCTATCACCAGTACGGTGAGATGTTCCCTGATAATGCTATCGACACCGATGTCATTACTCTTTCCATATCGACGGAATCGCCTGTTGATATGCTTAATATTTGGGGATCCACATGGTTTGACCTTTCTATTGAAAATTCACTTGTAGGAAATACCGATCTGATTAATGCGGTGAAGGAGCTTAATTTCAGTTTCTTGGCTTTCCCGACCGGCGCTGTCATCGACTGGTGGCATCCTGCAGGAACGGATGGATGGGGAAGTATCGAATCGGATGCTACCGATCGGGGGCTTGACTATACAACGGTACAAGGCGGTGACCTGTATAATGGCGGCAATCCTTATGGCCGCAAGTTCTTTACCGAGTTCCAGTACTTCATCGACCAGTTGGAAATAACCAGGGCTGTAGTTGGATTGAACCTGGCCTCTCCGCTAATTCCATTCAGCAATGATACAATCGTATGGGCTTCGGTGGACTATCAGGCCGTAAAGGACGAGGTTGATCTAATCGTTGCCGGAATTAATGCTACAAATGCCAGTCTTGATATCTTGGAGTTGGGTATGGAGTTAAAGACCGGCGCATGGGAGGATCTGTTTGTGAATACCGGAGGGGCAGAAACAACGAAGGCGCAAATTCTTTATCGGCTGTTGACCGAAGTAGATGCAGGAACGACTATCCTTGAATATATCCGGGCGGCACTTCCTAATGTCATTATCTCTATGGATGGCAGGTTGTGGGACGACGGAGGCAATGATGATGCCGACTGGAATCAGGTCTTAATGGAACTGGATATTGTTGATGTAAACCGGCAGTATTATCAGTTTAAAGATAGCGACGCGGTGGATTATCCTGCGGTTCGCCAGAAGGTTGCTGATCGGACTGATTTTTGGGCATTCGTAGAGGATAGCGACTTAAACGGTAAGGGGGTGTTCTTATCCCAGGTTACTGTTAAGGCTACTTCCCCGATCCGTAACACGGCTGCAAATGGCTTGCTCATGGCCGAAATATACATGACTCTTACCAAAGACAATCTGGATCATGATGACAAATTGGTAGGAGCGTGTTTCATGAATATCAAGCAGCTGTTTGATGTGAATGATGATTACAGCACAAAAGTGCATTACCCTTTCATGGTTCAGTTGGGTAGCTTCTTTGCGGATAATCAAAAGCTGCTGCCCATGGTAAGCAATAGTTCTATTGTTGACAGTAACCTGGTGACGCTCGCGATAAAGGTTGGCAGCGAGATCCGGGTGCTGCTGCTGAATCCTACTGCAGAGGATATTACTGTCGATTCACTCATTATTGATGGCGTATCGGTGCCGGCAAGTAATCTGTCTGTAACACAAAACTACAGCACGAATGCGACGGATCCTGTCACCGAAGGCGTTACATATGTTGAGCAGGACACCTTAAGGCTTCGCCCATACAGCTTGTCCGTGGTATTCACCACTCCGGACACTGCTGATGAAATTGATAACATGCTGCCGTTGTTTGGGGTTGCATTGGATAACGTGGGCTTATATTATACTGATTTATACAGCAAAACCGATTTCACGGACTTTGTAAATGAAATTGGATTTAAGCATGGCGTCTATTCATCCGGTGCTCAGGATCGGTGGATACACTATGTAAGCAAGCGTGGCGGGTTTGACCTTGTGCCAAACAACGAGCCATTGACAACGGTATCAAATGTAGGGATGCGGGCAAATACAAATGAGATCTATCATTATACCGGAAGCGTTGATGATGCCGTAGACCTGCACGAAACGTACAACGATTCCGGGCAGGACTTCTGGGCCCGGTTTAAGACGTATTGTAATTCGGTTGCAAACATGAGCATGATCGTGTTTACGGCAAACCTATCGCACGGTACCACAACCGAGTTAGGGCAATATCTTACAGAACTGGAATCGCTTGGTATCCCTTACAAGGTGCGATACGGTAACGAGATGAGTACCGGCAATTCTGACGCTGTTACACCTGGCGCCTCGATGACTTCTGCGGAGTACATAGCCCTGGTTGTTACGTTTGATAATTATGTAAAAGCCAATTTCCCAAATGCAGTAAGGGTGATAAACCTGGCTATTCAGGATCGTTCCGGTTGGACCAATGCTGATGTTGTGGCTTGTGCAATCTCTCAGGGTATCGAGGAATTCAGTCAATACTTCTGGTTAGGGGATAATGGCGGCAACTCTCCCGGGGCAAACAACTCTACGGATATTGATGTTTACTTTGCCCTTGCTCTGGATTATACAAGGGATAATCTGTTTGATGGCAATAACAGTTTATACGGGGAAGTCCTGCCCAGGCTGCAAACTTATTATGACCTGGCTTATCCGTTAAGGATGCATGTTGGGCAATACGGATGCTCGCAGCAGCGTACCGGATATGTAGCGAACACCATGCTACATGGGCTTATGATCATAAATGAGATAATTGAGTTTTTCAAGTTCAATCATACTCACGATAATTTTATCTCAAGCGCTGTATTCTTAATGAACGAAAGTGCCGTTTCGGTAATTACTGCGCAAGATGCATTGTTCTCGATCGATCCGTCATACATAAACGGATCTGGCGCGGATACATTCGTGAAGCGAATACAAGGGGTAGCATACGAACTGCTTAAACCATTAAGCACGTATTCAGGCGGCTACCCGGTATTCATTCCGGTGACGATCACGAACCAGCCACTACAGTTTGATATTGTAGCATTTGAGGTTGATTCCGTGGTTTACTTATGGCTGTACAATATCAATGATGCGGAAGTCATCCAGAGTATTGTCGTGGATGGCACCACTTTGTTAACGGATGTGGATGTAACAGGGTGTTACAGCGAAGAGCTTTACGGTTCAATAGGAACGTGCCATGCATACGATTACTTCAAATACTTCCCGCTTCCGGTGCCCGGTCTTACTCCGGTTGATATCGTGCCTATCAGCGAACTGTCAACTTCCAGTTCATTAATAGATGTTCCGGAGCATAGCATTATGAAGATCAAGCTTACAGGAGTTACTACGGCGTCCGCAATTATTGTAAACATTAATCCCCCTGCATAATGGCTTCTCCTACATTAGTTTCAACGGGTGATTTTGGCGCAGTAAATGATGTGCTGCAGTCCATCAATGCAAAGTTTTGGGAACCTACAAAAAGGTCTTACCGTAACCTTGACCTGCAGCTGTTGGGCAACTACAGCGAGTACACTTTTGATGCCGATGTAAACGAGGTCATTGATTATGGGGGTGATCCGGTATCTATTTTGATTGACAGCCGTGAGTATGTTGTTGGTGTTCCAGGCAACCTCTTTGAACTGATTGACATGCTAAACGACCTGGATATCGGTTGGTTTGGTTGTAACAGTTCAAAGAATGGTATTGTGGTGAAGGGGTTTAGGAATTTCGGGGATATCCTTCAATCGGATATGGTTGTCTTTTCAGCAGGCGCGCAGGAAACACAGGCCTTCCGGGCCACACAGACCGATATAAACCGGGAACTTGCATTAAAGGTAAATTCGCTATTAGACTTCAAAGACCTCAATAACAGGTGGCTGCTCAATGGTCAAGAGCTTACTGCTCCCGGCATTATCGGAAGCGCTAACAATCAGCCGGTAGCTATTATGGTCAATAGCATTAAGATGCTCGACATAAAAGTCAATGGCAAATGGCACCGGGAAACCAAGCTGTTCAGCATAGAATACTCAGACACAAACACCAGTTGGGGATCAGGTGCATTAACCGATGCCGATGTAGAAAACATTATCGGCAATTCAGGTTTTGGGGCAGAGGCGTTGGATGGATTGATTGACGGGTCCTACAATACTGCAATAGGGTACAACTCCCTTCACAAAATAGAATCGGAAAGCCACAACACTGGCCTTGGGTACAATTCCGGTGGAGATCTGGAGTTCGGACAATACAACGTCTTTTTGGGACGCAACACCGGTAACGGCCTGGTGACAGGCAATGCGATGACCATGCTTGGTGGCAAGTCTTCATCTACAGATTCACTGCATTCATCCACGTCACTTGGATACAATGCCGCAATCACGGCAAGTAACCAGCTTGCAATAGGTGCAGAACCGGATGGTAGTGGATGGGGCGCAATCAATCATACCATGGTATATTTTGTTGCCGGAAAGAATCACGGCACTTATTACAGGGAAACAAGTCCCGCATCAGGGCTTACTGCCCAAAGGAGTAGCATAGCATATGTAAACGATGGATCAGATGGTACGGCATGGCTTAAAGTAGGGGCTACCTCTACCAGTTGGGAGCGCATGCTTACTACCGGAGATCTTGAATTTGTAAACCGGGAGGTAATTGTTGGTACCGCTACCGGAATAGACAGTCATTCGACGTTCACCTTTAATGAATCAACCAGGAGGCTGAGCGTTGAGGGTACGTTGTATCTGGTTGACACATCTGCGGCCGTTACCGAACCGATATTGAAGATGCAGAATATCGGAACGTCAACTTTCTTTCATGTAAGCACTGCCACTCCGGAATCTGCGATAACGGCGGCCAGATCCAGTGTTACTTTTGTAAATACCGGATCAATAGGAAGAATGTACTTAAAGACCTCTACGGCAGGAGATACCGGCTGGGATGAGGTTGCTACCCTTGCTGCGACACAGACGTTCACCAACAAGCGGGTAACGAAAAGGGTGGGCACGGTGGCCAGTAGCGCCACTCCGACAATCAATACCGACAATGTTGATATGTTCACTATTACAGCATTGGCTGCAGCGATCACTTCCTTTACAACGAATCTATCCGGTACACCAACATCCGGACAGTCTTTGATTATTCGCATATTGGATAACGGTACCGCCAGGGCTATAACCTGGGGAGCATCGTTTGCTTCCAGAGGGGCAACCTTACCAACTAAGACGGTACTTGGAAAGTATCTTTACGTTGGTCTGATCTGGAATGAGGTAGCATCAGTTTGGGATTGTATTGCAACATCACAAGAAGCATAGTTTTATGGATCTGTATTGGGTAGGAGGAACGGCATCAGCAAACGCAACAGCAGGAACCAAATGGGCGTTAACGTCCGGAGGCGCCGGTGGGCAGCCTATCCCTACTGCTTCCGATGACGTTTACATTGATGCTGCAAGCGGGGCCGTTACCGTTACGCTCACGAACTCCTTTACCTGCAGGAATCTGATCCTTACAGGATTTACCGGAACGATAGCAGGCACTCAGGCAATCAGCATCGCAGGTGGGTTGTTGCTTGTTTCCGGAATGACACTAAGCTATACCGGCACGATCACTTTTACTGCAACAAGCGGAAGCCATAATATAACAACGGCCGGGTTGTCTATTGGAAGCAACTGGACGTTTAACGGTGTTGGTGGGACATGGGTGCTGCAGGATAATGTATCAATGGTAACAGGAAAGGGGTTTACACTTACCAACGGATCCCTCGATCTTACTGGCAGGACTATTACAACCGGCAACTTTGTAAGTAACAACTCCAATACCAGGACGCTGACAATGACAAATTGCAGCCTTACCCTGACTTCTACCGGGACGGTTTGGAATTTTGGGACCATAACAAATTTGACCTTTACTGCTACCGGATCTACGATAACGGTAAACGATTCTTCCGGGACTTCAAAGGCTTTTACTTCCGGTGGCCTTACCTTTAACACGATTGTTTTATCCGGTGCGTCGATTACGCTTAGTGGCGCCAATACCATTTCTACGCTGACTGTTTCCGGTGATGCCAATGTGCTTAGTGGCGCCAATACCATTGCCACTCTGAATATCAACACTGCAGGGTTAGCTACCGGGTTGATACTTACTGCAGGTGTTACACAAACTATTACTAACTTGGCAACCAATGGCAGCGTTGGCAATCTGGCAAAGTTGATATCATCATCAGCCGGATCAGCCGCAACCATTAGTAAGTCAAGCGGGACGGTTAGCGTTGATTATATGAGCATAAAGGATAGTACCGCAAGCGGAGGCGCCACATTTTACGCAGGCGCTAACAGCACAAACGTAAGCGGGAATAGCGGGTGGATTTTTACGGCGCCTGGTGCAGGATCATCTGGAAACTTTTTTCAAATATTATCTATATGAACAGGAAAATACAAGCAGTAGAACCAGCATCCACATCTGTTGCACCCGATGACAGGAGGGTGCGGATTGAGTCTGTGCAGGAAACATTAAAAGTTGACTATGTTACGCCTGGTCAACTGAAATCGGAAGTCAAGCGAATGGAGGAGGCAAAGATCCAGATGATAAAGGAGTTCGATTCTCAGTTGGCTGATTTTGAAAATAAGATAAAGGAGAAACTTGCTCTTATCGCGGATATAGAGATTCATTTGAACAGTGAATCGGTGGAAAAGTAAACATACCTAATTTGGGGTAGTTATTTTTAATCTTAAATTTACCGCACGATGGCAATCGATTTAAAACATGCATGGGGCCATAAGATGAATTTCCTTTTACTCCTAAAACCCCTGAATAAAATGGAACGTCACATTTTACTGCTGAGTGTAGCCTTCATGTCGCTGCAGGACTTTTTAAACGAATGGATGTGGAGTCCTCCCTGGACGCTATCTATTCTGATCGTTGTTCTGCATGCGGACCTGTTTTCCGGAATTGCCTTGTCTTTAAAAAACGGAGAGGGGTTTTCGACCAAGAAGTTTGCCAGTTGGTTATTTACTGTAGTTGCGTTTTTGTTTCTATTGGGAGTAACCTATAACATGCCGAAGATAAATGATGCCCTTGGATGGCCGGCAATAAGCCCGATCCTGGCAGTCATTTCAAAATGCTTCTACCTGCTCATTTTGCTCAATACGATCCTGAGCGCATTTAAAAACCTGGTGCTGGTTGGTGCATTAAAGGGGCAAATTGCTCTCCTTGCAATCAAATACATCGACACCTATAAAAACAAAGCCGGGGAGGCGTTGATAAAAACGATCAATTCAGTCAAAGAAGAAAAATAATTGTTAACCCTTCAAAATCCATTCACTATGCCAATCGAAATCAAAAAAGCGATCGAGGCTGCAAAGCAGATCAAAGAAACTTTTAAGTCCCCTGAATTTATTGCACTCAAAGAAAAGGTGCAGTCCTTTACCGATGAAACACCGGATAAGGAAAAAGCGGATGCATTCAAGGAGCTTGTTCAATACTTTTACCCATTCGGAGATCTGGCAGAGGCGCTGCTGGGACCAAAGGGTGATGCAACTGTTGAGGATATCCGGGGAATGCTTGAAGCCATCCAGCAGGAAGATTAATCGTTTTATCTAATCAGCGAAAAAAAACAAAGTAATCATGAAAAATCTCTTGTTAGCCCTGCTACTTACATGCTGCAGCGGCCTTGCGTTTGCACAAACTTCATTAACAGCGACCACTCCTGAACCTGTTCGCTATCTCGATCCGGTATTTACTGAATGGACTACGGACTTTGGTGAATATCAGCCAGGGTACAAGTACAAAATCTATATGCCGGCGCATGATACAGAAGATAAACGCCCGGTGATGATTTTCTATACAGGCGGTGGAACGACTGATATCAGCAAGCTTAATAACATATGCACCGAAATCGTGCAGCTGGGTTATGTTACCGTGGCTGCTCAGTACAAACTTACTGTTGGAGACGGCTTCACCGAGCAAGAGCAAAAGGAGTCGGTGATCAAGACGTATGAACTGATCCGGTTTCTGCGTGAGAATGCCACTGCATACGGTATCAAGCGTAAAGAAATCTTCGGCGTTGGGACAAGCGCCGGTGGCATCACCTGGATCAATGCCGGTATTACAGCTAACAACACCGGGATTCCATTCTATGATGGATATAAGATACCCAAAATCAAAGGCAGCCTTATAGGTACCGCTTCATTATCCGGGGCGGCAGTTGGTTCTTACTTTTATCTTATCAACAGCACCGGGGTTCCAAACAATTTCTATAACGGAGCCTTGGATCCGCTTATTCCGGTTAAGTCAGCACAGGAAACTTATGAGGCGCAGTTCGCGGCAGGTATTCCTTCCCTGATCAAAATCTATCCACTTAGCGACCACACGCTAGGGGAGCATGACGATATCTATTACAATCCCGACTATGGGATCATACCAACCTTTTACAGCAGGTTGAAGATTAAGACTCCCAAGCCATAATTTATTTTTTCACTTTAATAAATGTACACTCATGGAAGACGAATCTAAAGTAGTAAGCATGTCGGATGACATTGCACAGGCGTCCATTATGGATATGGTGGAAAGCCTGGACAACCGGGAAGAACGTAACCTTAAGGAGGATTTCCTGTTTGAAGAATTTGAAGAACTGTTCAATAGTGTCCTGGAAGTACAGGAGAATGTATCCAGGGATATAAACGGGGAAACAATCAGGTCCCTGCCTATTGATCTGGAAGTAGAATTAAGCAGGGCTATTGCCTGGATGCGGCGTAAATACAATCCCTACAACGAGGCCCGCAGAAAGTATGCGGAAGGGCTTGGGTTTGTTTATGATGGAGAGCGCAATGCTTACGTCTTGAAGCCGCAAAAGAAATCAAAGATTGAAGTTTCGGATGAACAAAAAAAAGCATTGGCAGAGGATCGCCAGGCTAAGTTCGAGATGCTCATGGAGAGTAACAAGACTTTGATGAAAAGTAAGTTTAATCATAGCCGGGAGTTGTTCGAAAAGATACTCCCGCTACCTGGATTCACGCAGGAGCGCCTTACAGAGGCAAGGATCCTGTTTAAGAATTGCCAGAGGGTGCAGCCGTTCTTGCAGTATTGCATTAAATAAAAAACAACCTGCCATGTTCTTGATATATAGTGCGATTATCGACACAGTAAAGATGGACTGTATGATAAGGCTAAGCCAGATCAACTACGCTGAACCGTGGCTGATTGGCGGGATGCCCGATGAAAACAGCATCAAGATATTTATGGTTGGCAGTTCTAAGCCGGTACACGCGCTGATCCCGCTACGGGACTTCTGCGAGCGTACCGGCTTCATGCTTGTGGATACATGGGAATATCAGCAGAATATTAATCTATCCAGACCTCGTGCTATAAACTTGGAAAACATCAACTTACTACGTCCATATACGGTTAGGAGGGAAATTACTAATTGGGTAATGTATTTTCATGGCGCCGGCAATGCACCAATGAATTTACATCTGGCTACTTCTCAGGCGTTAAGGATTCAAGAGAAGTTGATAAAGCGGTAACATATACATTGTCGCCACCTACTACCTTACCCTCGCTATCAAATTGAACCTTTCCCCATCGCTTTATTTGCGGGTATAACTTGCCGTCATATTCCGGAAGCGGACATTGTGAAGCCCATGAAACGGATTTTTGATCAAGCGGACAGGTGCATATTTCACATTTATATCCGGTAAAACGGCGCTCTTTTTTTCCGGTTATCTGGTCCCATACCTTTTTTACCCATCGTTCCTTTGAGTACTCGCATTTGGAGCAGGACTGCAGCCGAAGTTTGGCTACACGGCGCATGTCATCGGATAGACTATCATGGTTGAGCCAGTTCATCCAGCCGTGGTAGATTTCGGATAATTGATCTATCATAGTTTTGTTTCACTATTGATTTCATCAATGAATTGTAAACAGTCTCTTAAAATGTCACTTATTTCAGGATCAATATCTTTTGAGTGATTCAAAACATGATTGATTTTCGACTTTGCTTTCCATAGATAATACTTCATCTGAAGGTACGGCCAAACGTAGTCCACGACGAATATGACTACTGATACTAAGGCAAGCCACCAGAGGATGCCGATGAATCCGAATACGCAGACCAGGGCTGCGAGTGCGACAAATACAAGGTAGGTGATGATTGTTTTCATAGTTCTAAGATTTCAATGTTGTAAAGTTTTTTCATTATTTTCTTTTTTCTGTTGTACTCAGCCGTGCGCATACCCTTTGCATCAGCAACAATAAATTGTCCGTTTTCGTTGTAGGTGAAGTCGGCGCGATAAAATCCGGTTTTCTTCCATTCTTTCCCATTTGCTGCAAAGGTAATGGTGTAATCGAATCGTACTTGGCGCTCCAGATTGGTGATCAGTCCTGCTCGTTGTTTCATAAGGAGCTTCATGTACACACCGGCCTCTTTTTTGGAGTCGATCAATTCACCATTGATTTCCACTTTTTTGTTGAAATACTTGGATTTTTTTTCAGGCTGTTTGTTTTCGATATTTTGCACCGATTGGTTGTTGTGATTGAGGTGCTGTTCAGCAGTGCGCTGTAGCCATTGCTTGTATTCCTCCTGCGACCATTTTACGTTCTGCTTGCTCATAGTAGCTTGATTAAGATGCGTTCGAATTGATATGGTGGACTACGTTTCTCATATTATGTGGGGAAAAATGGAATTTATTTTCGGTGCTCATTTTTCCCTATTACTGTCAGTGCTTCATCAATGGTTAATTCGCTACCCTTTAAAGTTCTTGCATTGATCAATGTATTGGTACGTTCCTGTAGTCCATGCTTTTCAACTTGATGGTCTATCATGAACTTGATTCCTGCCTGAATCATTTCATCGCAATCAGGACATTTGTTAAATGGCTTCCATTCGTAGTTCATTCATCTGAATTTCGAGAGTAAGTCAAGATATGCTTTGGCCGCTGTCTGGTAAACAACGGCATTTCCCAACATGCGAAGAAGATCCTCTCTAAAGTTGTACCCATTAACTGTGCAGTCCATGCCGGAGACAAGACGGGGCGCTTCCCACGGATGTTGGAAGACTCCTTTGGGAGCAGGCCATCTGTACCCTCCACCTGGGCTGACAGGTATTGCTGATCCATCATCTTCTGCTGTACCTTGCTGCCTTTCGGTCCCGATCCCTTGTGTTCGTTGCTCCTTGGTGTTCCCCAGTTCTCTGCTTCTAATACTTGGGTGATCAGTCCGATCTGCTGCCCGTTTTTTTCTCTGTCTGCCCTTGTCTGGAATCCTTTCTTCACTTCCCTGGACAGTGGTGTTGCCCAATTGCTGCCGCGCACTTGACCAATCAAAGTCTGCGATCGTTTCCCATCGGGCTCGTTCTCTCCCTGCTTCGCTGATGATAGCGTTGGTGTTGTCCACTTCTTTACTGATATGTTCAATGTTTCCCCTGCTCCGTTCCCGGTTTTTTTCCCCCATTTCTCTTTCAGGCGCAGTCTGCGAGCTTCGAATGTATCCGGTTCTTCCCCGCTCTGCCATGCGGTAGGAGTCGGCCACGGCAAGGATGAAAAGCCGTTCTCTCTCATGTGTTGCGCCAACTTCTTGCGCTGAGTATATTCCACACTCAACTGAGTAACCAATACTTCTAAGGTCTTTGTAAACTTGGTCATATCCCATTGTGAGGTGTCCTCTGACATTTTCGAAGAAACACCAAACAGGTCGTACTGCTTCAATGATTCTGAATATATACGGCCAAAGGTGTCTTGGATCATCTTCTCCTTTTCGTTCACCGGCTTTTGAGAAGGGTTGACAAGGATATCCTGCAGCGATGCCGTCAATTTTTCCACGAAAGTGGTGTGCAAATGGGAAGAAGGTTTTAACATCCGTCCAAATAGGTGCGGGATCCAATATACCCTGTTCCATTTGGCGCACCAGGTTTTCAATGATAAAGGCTTCGATTTCCACATGAGCGACTGTTCGAACTGCAGCGCCGGTTGCATGCTCAATTCCTCTTTCGAGTCCACCAGATCCGGTGCAAATTGAGAGTAAAGCGGGTGATTGGAAGGGATTATCCACATGATTTTATTTTTCTTAAAAGTTTTGCAATGATTACTGCTCTCTCGCCATCTTCAAATCGGACCAGCATCGTTCCCATTGTTCCCCGAATACACTTACCGTTTAACCGTATGGCGCTGCAGGTTTTCTTCTTCAACCTTGGATCTGTGATGCGGTCACCGTGGTATAGATATTCCACTAATCTCCGATTGTAAGTTGAAGACTCAGCGCATTAGTCACCAGTTTTCTTACTCTGGCTTCCTGAGCCTTTGATTTATTAAGTGCTTCTCGCACCTGATCCGGTGATGCTAAATTATTTCTTGCTTCCTTTGAAATCTTGAAATATCTGTCTTGCATGGCTTGCATTGTTTGCACTTCACGAGCAAATGCCTGGAGCTTTTCGCGGTCGGTTAAGGTTTTTTTGTCTGACATATGTTTTTATTTTTAAGTTTCGTGTATGCGCCTTTCATAGATCTGATCCTACGATTCAATGTTTCAGTCCTTTCCACTTCTTTATTATGCCAATTTTTGTACATATCCCGCTCATCCATTAATCGCTGCCAGTTCTGAGAAATAATGTCGGCTACTGCTGCTTGCTTCTCGGTTGCTAAAGCAATTCGTTGGAGGCAACCAATAATAATATTGTCATCACCCGGATAAACTTCATGATCTGTACTTAAATACCAGTGAATTTTTGACTGTTCAATAAAGGATTTTCCCATCATTAGTAAATTTAGAATTAAAACTAAAAAGGTAGTGGATCATCTTCTGTTGGCGGCGAATCATCATCCCTTTCAGCTTCCGTGTAATCTCTGCGTGAAATGTCAGTGGCTCTTTTTTTCTTTCCCTTTCTGCCATCGGCATTAGGTTCATACTTCTTATTCAATTCACTTGGCCATTCTTCAAACTTCATTAGTGCTGGAGTGTATAAAAATTCATGATCCTTGGTTTCTCCATTTCTGTTTTTGGCAACATCAATGATCCCAACATTCTGCGTTGAATATCCATTAGCGTCCTGCATGATTTTGTAATACTCCGGCCGGTAAATAAACCATACGCTATCTGCGTCCTGTTCAATAGATCCAGATTCTCGTAGATCAGATAGTTGTGGGCGTTTATCCCCGCCCCTGGTTTCCACTGTCCTGCTTAACTGTGAAAGGGGCACCATTGCCGTATCGGTTTCCATCGCTACGGTCTTAATAATCCTGCTTATGGCCGTTATTTCCTGCTCCCTGTTGGCATTTTTGTTCATACTACGCATGTGCATCAGCTGCATGTAGTCAATTATCACTACCTGTACACCATCATTGCGGGCCCTCATCCGCATCCTTACCTCAAGTTCTTCACCATTCATTCTGGCGGTGTCCTCAATAGAAATACCTGCAATCTTCAATTCCTCACCGTAGTCTTTAACTTTTAACCAGTCGACAATTTTTCCTTGTCGTAGATGTGTTAATGGGATGCCTAAATCCTGTGACATAAACCTCATGATTACGGTTTTGTACGGGCTCTCAAAAGAATAAATATCGGTAATGATTTTTTGCCTTCTCAAATTGTTAGCAAGCGATATTGCTAATGCTGTCTTTCCCATGCCAGGACGTGCCGCAATAACGGTTACCTCTCCAGGGACAAGACCACTGGTTGTTCTGTCGAGTTGTTTCCATCCGGTTGAATATCCGAATGTGGATTTACTGCTTCCGGATGCTTTTTCCATCGCCATTATGGTTTCATCCACTTGTTTGGCAATCGGAACTATTTTGATTCTCGTAAGAGGCTCGTCAATGGCTTGGTAGAATATCCGTTGTTTATCAATAAGATCAAACACATCGGTTTTACACTCAAATGAATCCCTTATTACTTCGGCTGAATTCCGAATTATTTCCCGCTGCAGGTATGCCTGATAAATAATCAGTAGGTGGTGCCGGATATTTGCCGCAGAAGCTACCCTATTAGTCAAAGTTGTGATATAATACGATCCTCCTATTCTTTCCAGTTCCTCTGTGGACCGGAGTTGCTGTGTGACCATCAGGATGTCGAAAGGTTTCTGCTCGGCATGAAGGGTGCGGATGGCACGGCAGATTAATTGGTGCGCATCGACGTAGAATATTTCCGGCTGAAGAATATCTAACACTTCGTTTATTGATTCCTGTTCAATCATTAGCCCTCCAAGTACAGCTTCTTCTACATCTCCCGCCTGTGGTTGAATTCTGCCGTATATAGAAGCGTCAAAATCGTTTCGTGGTTGCTTTTGTCTATTAATCTTCGTGCTCGTTTCCATGGTGGTTGAGTGTAAATCCTGGTTTAACAATTTTTTCTTCCCTTGCCCGAATACTGTCTTCCATTTTTGCGACAATCTTATCAAAATGCTTTCTAAATCCATCAATTGACATTACAGTGTTTCGCCAAAAAGGATCCTGTTTTTCATCAAACATCCAATCCATAACATCCTTAATCTTCTCAGGAGGCTGTTTATCGTCCTGCACAAGTAGTCGGGCATGGTTGATTGCCTTCTCAACATTAGTGGTTCGCATGACCTTGTAGCCTTCAATAGGACGGATGGTACATACCAACATGTGAAAAGTCTTAGCAATGCCATAAAAAACCAACATGGCTGAATATTTTTTGAAGTTGAACGCAATGGGTGGGTTGGCGGAAATAAAGGCCGCTGTGGCCTTGTCTGGACGCGCAGCGATGGTTTTTGAGAATATCTGTTGAATTATATCGGCCTTGATTGGCATCAGGTGCATGTTAGCAGTATTGGCCAGGTAAATAGCGTCGGACTTAACATACCATTCCGGACTGCCCTTTTTCTCGACTTCTGATTTTTTAACCGGTTTGGTTTTAGATTTGAAATCTAAAACTGTGTCGTCCCCTTTTTTGGTGGGGACAAGAGTAGTTAAGATATTATCTTCTTTACTTTCTTTACTTTCTTTACTGTGTACAAGTTGCTGTACATGGTGCTGTACGGGTTGCTGTGTATTATCCTGTGCATCATGCTGTGCATTATTTACAATAATACTTTGATAAGTATCATAATTACAGATAGTTATGACGGTAAAAGTGCTGTACACTTCGCTGTGTATCATCCTGTCCGTTTTTAACAGAGATAAAAATTTATTTGTACTTCTTCTGTCCCAACCCCATTCGTCGGATAATTTCACTTGTGATGTTAGTATTTGGCCTCTTTTAAGGACCAGAAAAGTGTTTCCTATCATTTCTTTATCATCAGCCCATTTTGCCCGAAGCAGCAAATCAATCCATGCCTGAGCATAAGAAAATGGGCGGCGCTTCCACAGCCAATGATCTCTCAGAGAACGGTCAATCTTAATAAATCCGACTCGCGTTGGGGGCATGGTATAAAAATGGGCGGTCAGCAGGGCGGCAAAAAGACGTACCCGTAGGTAGGAATTCTTTTCCCTGAAGACCGCTTTATCTTGATTAAATGATCGTAGAAACCATTAGTAACATCTTTTTGCCACTTCAAACATAAACAACAGTTATTATTTGCTGTATACGGTTGAAGAAAAATTAACTGAAATCTTCATCAGCATCGAGGTAACCGGCTAACCATCGGTTAAACTCTGGAGAACCTGGAGGATATGGGTTTTCTAAAGAAGTCTTGTTTTGCAAGCGGGCATCCATACCTTCAGCGTATTCGATGTCTGGAATCATATTTTTATCATCAGTTGATTTACTCATAGTCTTTAGTTTTAGGGGTTATGTATTCACTTTTTCAATGGAGAATGCTGCATCACCCTTTTTACCGGGACCGACAATATAAGTTACTTCATCACCCTTATTTACAGCATCAACAAGAGCTGTTACGTGGAAGAAATACTCACGCTGTTCATTGTCGTCAATAATGAATCCGAAACCCTTTTTTGCATCAAAGAATTTCACTTTACCGGAGTGTTGAGTTTTTGAGTTCTTTTTCATAGTATGTTATTTAATGAATGAATAATGATTTTTGAAAAATTTGTATTCATCAACCAAGTATTGATTATTGTCTTCGATAACTTGCCTGGCATGTTCTCTGATAAGTTTTTCAATATAATCACGCGCTCGTGGTGATTGTTTGATCAGATTGGTAATATCCTGAGTATGGCCTGGAATAGTTCTATCAAGACTTATTAATACACGATTAATGGGTTCGATGGACTCGGTATCGTATGAGATAGTCACGGTGTCCCCTGTTGAGAATGTTTGTTCCATTAGAAAATGTCGTCTGGTTCGTTTAAAAACTGCATGGCTATTTTCACGGTGTCCGGTGGGAATGATGCTTTGTACACCATCCACTGAAGGAAACTGATTTCATCCTTCGCCCGCTTTCCCCTGTGGGGTCCGAAATTGAAAATCACCTCACCATTATCATCGGTCGCAAACTTCCCGGAAATATCTAACATCTTCTTTCCGAAGTTAGAAAACAACGCTAATTCTTCAATAGTGGAGGGTAGTGTTCCTTCATATTTGGTAAGCATGGCAGCAAATACATCTGCCGTTGCAATTGCATCAGCAAGGGCACCGTGCGCATCTTCATGGTTAGCACCTGTGTAGAACTTCACTGCAGCGGAAAGTGTGCGCGGCTCTTGAATTTTAAAGATATTGCCAACATCAATGAAGTTGTGCTTTGTGTAATCCCAGGTAATACCTGCCCGCATAAATTCATGGTACAACATCGGCAGGTCGAAACTGTTGGAATTAAAGCCTACAATATCACAGGGTAACAAAATTTCAAAAATAGCTTGCGACAAAGCAGTAAATGTATTTTCATTCGCTACATCAGCATCAGATATGCCATGGATGGCAGTTGCTTCCGCAGGAATAGGAATACCTGGATTAAATCTAAACAGATATTTTTTGGGGGGATCAGACACAATTATTGCCAATTCAACGATCCGGTCATTCTCCCGATTAAGTCCAGTGGATTCAATGTCAAGGAAGGCCAGCGGCCTTAGTGGTTTTATCATAGTAGTAGATTTTATTGGTTAAGTGATTGAATGATTTCATACTTCAATGGGCCGCCGTCCCAATCCGGGCGTTCGACAAGCAGCTGCAGGTTGTGTTCGTCTGCCCATTTCTGAACACCATTATAGCTTGCATGGTCCAGATACGATGCATCGAAATACAATGCATCTACTTCACCCATCTTCAAGGATCCTAACCGCAGCGCCGTGATATACTTTAGGGACGTGCTGATCTGCGCATCAGCGATTGGGAAGCCATTGATACTGATACCGCCATCATCGGTGAATGCGATGCCATCAGGAAGATTTGCCGTTTTGGTCAGTTCCTCTTTTTCCAGTTCTATGGATTTAACCAGTGTGTTAGCTTCTTCGGCCTTTTCCAATGCGGTTTTCACTTTTTCTTTTTGCTGTTCATATTCCATGAACTTGCGAGCTTTTTCGTTGTGCTCCTGCAGATCAGCAAGTAAGGTGTTAAGGTTTTTAAGTTCAGCATCATCCGGCATTTCTTCGATGAACTCAGGTTGAGGTGGTGGAGTAAATAATTTTAAAGGTTCAATCGAATTAGTGAGTGTTTTCAACCATTTAGAAACTTCGTCGCCGGTATATCCCGATTCTATTAAAACCTCATGTGCGTTAATTGCTTTTTGCAGGGATTCTTTCCGTTGTGATTGCATTGCATTGAACATACGCACTTGCTCCATCTGCTCCGTATTTTCCTTTTGCCATTTAGCGCGTAGCGCTTCGTTGTGTTGCTTATTTGTTAGGTATTGGTTATTCAGTTTTTCCCGCACTGCTTCAATATCTTGCAGAATATCAGTAGCGCTTACAATTTCCATTGGAATAAGATCATCCGGCATGGCATTAAACTTTACACGCTCCGTTTCCAGGTTTCTGTTTGCTACAGTACGAGCCTCGAAAGCAGATCGGTAGCGATTATTTATATCCGTAAAGTCGAGCCCTATTAACTTTTGCAACATTAAAGCCTGTTTTTGCGGCGCAGCAGACAACCATTCATCAATGTCAAATGCCGGTGGAAAGAAACGGTCGCAGATTGCCCTGGTAGCATTAATTTTCATCTGTTTGTCGGTGATGAAATAAAGTTTGTCTTCCTTCCCATCAGCAAACACCCATTCAAATTTCTCACCACTGGTCAGTTCGATGAATGACTTCCCGTGCTTTTGTCCCTCTTTGACAATAACGGACGGCTTGATGCCCCGAATCCTGTCAATGGTGCCTCGAAGGAGTGTTGATTTTCCTGAGTCGTTTTTGCCCGTCACGATGACGCTGCATCCATTCAGATTAAGTGTTGCGAAGTCCAATGCTTTAAGATTGGTGACTTCAATGGTCTTGATTTTACTCATAGTGGTACTATTAATTTTTGTTGGTTAAATAATTACTGTTTGCCTCCACAAAACACAGTGACATTGTATGGACGTGATTTACTGGTGCATCCATCAGTGGTGGTTGTAATGCAATAGTAAACGCCGACTATTGCTTCAATCGCAAAGACGTTACCCTGGTAAACAGGGACGTTGTTTCTGTACCACTGAAATGTGCTGTACAGGTATGGCTGTTCAACTTCAATGTTGCACCCTGCGTAATGAATGGTTGGCTTGCATTGTCCGAATGCATCTGTCGTTAATACGCTCATGGCAAATAGCATAAGCGCTGCGATGGTTGTGACTGTTGTTTTTTTCATGGGATGAAGTTTAGGTATTGGTTAGAAAATTAAAATTTGAGTTTTTCGGTGACATCCTTTTTCGGAAACGTCTTAATCTTGTCTGTCACCAGTTTAACGAATTCAGTATGTCCATGCAGGTGTGTAAGACTGTTCACATACACGATCAATGCGTTTGGATCTGTTGCTCCTGTGACATAATCACGCACCTTGTCGGAGATTTCAACCGGCGCTGCAGCTGTTGAAGTTTCTTCCTGCTTTTCCTCTTTGGGTTTTGTGAATATATCATCTGTGATTGGCTGCTTATTGGTATTCTTTTTCCGGAATGCTTCATCAATGGTTGTATCACCATCATTAATAGCTGTTCCGATTCCAATGAGCGCAATAATATCATCAGGAGTAACATTGTTGATTGATGCTTTCCCGATTGCAGAAAGGACTTCCGCTTCTGTAATGTTGTAGGCATCTTTACACTTATCAATGACCTGCTTGCGCCGTGCAATGAGTTTGTTTGCATCAGACACATCACCAGTGATCATTCCTTTGGCAGCATTGTACACCTTGTCAATTACGGCCCGCGGGATGATGGCATACACTGCATTACGGAGCGCAATGCTATTCGCTGCATTGCCGGTGACGGTAATCATATCATCACTCATTCGTCCGTTTTTGGTCATAATAGATCGTTTAACTTCCACCTGAATAGCAATGTTTGATTCGAGATCAAAACAGGTTGCTTGTGAAGTCACATGCTTTTGATCGATGTCCACAACTCTTGCCTGTATGCGAAGGTTGCCCCATTGCTGTGCAATGATTTTTGCCAGGTGAACGGATGGACCGGAAATCTGCTTCCCACCTCTGGGAACACTGTAATGGCATGTAGTAGCTGTCTCTTTGTCCAAAGACACAATTGCTACTGCTGATTCCGTTGCCTTAGTGATGTTCCGGGGGAATTGCTTGGCAGTTGCAATCTGCCGGTCAATCAATGCTGTTTCCTGTGCCATGATTACTTTAGAATCTACTGGCATAATTTCTACTGATTCGTAAGTTGTTGAATCTTGTGGTTCCATTGTCTGTTAATTTCTGTTGTGAATTGAAAAATTATCGAATAATTTCCTTACCTACCCATGCTGGCAAAATTAAATCAACAATACCACGATGGCCTTCTTCTGCAAGGAATGAATAACCTGGCCATTTATTATCTGTCATACACTTGGCAATCCGATCCAATGCCGCACGATACCGGTAACGTCCTACTTCAATGGTGTCAGTAGTTATATTGTAGATCATCGAATCGTATGGTGGTGTTTTCTCGAATGCCAGTATCAGGCACCTTTTTAATTCCGGAGTGGGATTGTCAACTTTAAACTGGTTGAACAGTTTAACGATGTGTTCTGAAATCACATCATAGTACAATGCCATCTTGATGTCATACCCGAAGGATGCCGCATCCGATGGGAAACGATTCATTTCCGGGGATGCAGATTTTGTTGTCTTCACGTCCAGAAAGAACGGCATGCGTGTAGAAATACGATCCGGCCTTATCTTGATGTAAAACGTAAATCCATTCCATTCGAGCTTTGTGTAGATGGAAATTTCTGTGAGTCCTTCCTGTGAAAGAATATTGGAGATATCCGGATCAGCCATTGCAACTGACTCTATATTCTTCACCATGCAGAACTGCTCCCATGTGAGCATTATTTTTCCGGTGATCTGACATTCGCCTTCAAATGCCGCCTTCCATTCTGCATTGGCTTTTGTCCTGTAGTCCTTATCAGGAACAGGCTTTTGTGATTCATCCAGTACGGCAAACTCATAAGCGAACTGGTCCGGCTCAAGCAAGATAGAATGAAATGCGGACCCTTCACGTTGCGCAGGACTGTCCTCAATTATCTCCCCGGTATCTCTGGCGATTGCTTCCAGTTCCCATTCATATAGGAACTGCTTTGGCGTACTGGTGATCATCTTGTGTAAGAGACCTGCCGACAAAAATTGTGTTCTGTCAAGATAGTGCTTCATCTTTTCAACGATGAATACAGCGCCTTCGCTGTCAATGCGGGATTTTAATTCCTCGTCGGGAATGTTGGTAAATTTCATAGTGGTATGGGTTAGTGTTAGTGTTTGTCTATTTCAATCGCCAAAGCGACACTTGTGCTTCCTCGAATCCTACGGATCTGAGAAAATCTCTTTTTGCCTGTTCCTTTAAACTTTTTCGCGCATGCTTTGCAGCATTAATCTTTAACCTGGTTTTTTTGTCTGACCGTTCCCGTAAATATTTTTCAATATCCGGATTATCAAAGATCATGTTGAATATTTGTTCCAGTTCAAATGACTTTAATTTCAGTGATTTTGGCTTTATTGCTGTCGTTTCCATGCGGTAAATGTAAATTAAAAATTAGAATATACAATAGTTGGCAGTAAATAAATTTAAAAACTGTACTTTTGTCACTCCATTCATATCATAGTGGTTAGTCCGAGCTGGTTACTCGGCAAAAAATGGCCCCGGCATCCCATTCCGGGGCTATTTTTTAAAAAAAAAACAGTATTATTACTGCATGAAAAAAATTCTCGCAATCTCACTAATTGTCGCCATGTGCGGCATTTTACTGAGCGTAGCATCAGAACGTCCGCCTCAAAAGGGTGAACCGCCTGGTATTTCGAAAACCATTGAGGATTTATCGCAAGCAGTGACATTGACTGTGGAGTTCGGTTACAACAGTTATGCGCCAATGTGTTTTTTGCAGGATAGGCCATTAGGCTATCCCCATAAAAACCTGCAAGAAATGCAATATGCGATAGCCTTAAATACTGAGTACCAAAACAAACAATTACCCGGGAGCGACTGCTTTAATTTGCGATGTTGACTCTGTAGGATCTCAAATGAAAAAGCCGGAGGGAATTTCCTCCGGCTTTTTTTTACTAAATAATAATACCTTCTATTGGCGGCTCCAGATACTTGTCACTCAGCCTTTCTTTTTTGACCAGTTGCCTAATGTTTAGCAATCGTCTGGCTTTTCGATTGAGATATTTCGCAGGAGTTAAATTTAGATCGGCATGGAGGTCTTCTTTTTGCATCAGGTAAATAGTGTAAGCCTTGTAAGCAACTTGAAGAAATTTTTTGTCGTTTATATTGGCGTTCTCAAACATCCTGAGCAATGTTAATTTCCGAATATGAATATCGGTGCAAAATTTTTCAATGCTACCCCAATGTTTTTTTATGATCGCTTGCAGGAGGATGATGTCTATAACAATTGCTGGCGCGTAGTTTAATGCTTGTTCTCGCATAATATCATATAAAACAGGATCGAATGTAGCGGATTTGCCTTTGAGAATGCGAATAATGCCATCATACTTATAGTGGTAAATAGTGCAAAAATATTTCACGGTCCCGCACTTTTCTTTGATTAACTCGTAAAGCTGTTTATTGAGAATTTTCTGTGCAGCGGTCATAGTTTTAAGAATTTATTGATGAAATATTTGGTTGAATTGATTTGCCCCATATCCGCTTTCAGTTTGCGAATCTCCATGATGATCTGATCAACACTGTCATCATCCATTTGGACTGTGTGATACACCATCATCGCTTTCCGCTGCTCGCCTCGGTCCATCTTGCCTACCATCTGATCGATATCCTTCTGTGTCCAAGGTTGTTCCAGGATTGCCATATACGATGCCGCTTGTAGATTGAGCGCCTCCTGTCCGGCCATCATGCTGCACACGATTGTCTTGCATTCCGGATCATTAGTGAACCTGTCAACGGCATTCATCGCTTCAATTTCTGATTGTCCTGCTTTTATAATAGCCCCATTAGGAAACCAAGATGCTACTGCTGATTGAACGTCCTGGTGATGCGCAAAAAGAATAATCTTCTCTCCAGACTCCAAGAAATTCATTAGCCACTCTTTTATTCCGGGCAGTTTTGCCCGGCCTACGGCTGACCTGATTTTAAAAATGTTGCCGCTTGCTTGTTTCTCCAGGCTTTGATATTGCAGGGTACCCTCTTTAGAGTCATACATTTGCTCTGCAATATCAATCAATTCTCTTTTGTAAATTTTCATCTCAGCAGCTATCTCCGCTTCTTCCAATGGAATGTCGATATAGTCAACTGTCAATGAAGGAAGATCAGCAACTACTTCCCTTCGCAACCTACCGATGTAACAATTCGCCCGAAGTGTACTGAACAATGTTTTTTCATTCTTCATACCGGTGAACTCCTTAATGGTTTTCTTGATGGCTTTGCCACCTGCCGGATTCTTCTTCCAAATTTCTTTGTCCGCTACATTGCAGTATGCGTTCAGGAAGTCCCATTCTGTACCAAATATCTTTTCACGTCCAATGATTTTAAGCGCGGCATACAGATCGCGCATGTGATTTACAATTAATGATCCTGAGTAGCCATAGCGGTAATGAATATTTTCAGCAATCGCCAAACACGCTTTTGATCTGGCCGTGCTTAAATTTTTGCAATAGTGTATTTCATCAAAAACCACTGCAGCATAATTTCGGTATTTCTTAATGTAATCCGAAAGTTTATCTATCATATTGTAGTCGATAATATCCACTTGAGCATTGCCTCTGGCTTCGTTAGTCCACACAGACAGACTTGTCATGCCTGTATAAGATTGCCAGGCTCTCATAAAAGGGATCTTGTTGCGTTTAACAGTTACTACCAGGACAGGGTAAAGATTCTGAGCATGAATAACTCCAATGGCCTGAGCTGTTTTTCCGGTTCCAGGACCGTCACCGTTCAGATGGTTTCCTGCAATGATGCCATACTGCACTCCTACCTTCTGAAACGGCCATAACTCTTTTTTCAGTCCAAAGTTATCGTTAACCGGTTTTATGCCGAGCGACAGGTCCAGTAGGTCTATTGCTTGATTAGATGCTTTTTCAATAGCGTATCGAGCCTCATGATTAATTACGAATCCGTACCTGTCTGCAATATCAACAATTGAAAGGACGCTGGCATTTGCTATCGGTATGGTCCATACCTTGTCTTTTTCTCGGAATTTTGCTCCAGGCATAGCCTTTACCTGAGTTAAAATTTCCATGAATTCTGATTTGCTTAAAGATTTCCATGTTAAAACAAACTCGGAAGCATTTGCGGTAATTACATTCATTTTGCGATAGTTAAAGTTAAAAAATAGTTGCGTTTATCCAAAAATAAACGCATTGCGTTTAGCCGGTTGTTGGGCGCAATTAAGCGACAACATCAGCGGAATAGTAATCTGACGGCTTGAAAGTATTATTCCAGAAAAACAAAGT